AAATGCTCCTTCATCCAAACCTAATCAGCGTGAATATTTTTGGAAAGGTGATATAGCTAATTTAGCTAATCTAACTAATCTGAAAGTCCTTAAGTGGACCTGCAATGACATTCCTTATGAAAGCCATAAGGTGTATGGTAATGTTGAATCTTTAAGCAATTTAACTAATCTTCAAACGCTTTATATAGGCGAGATGAAAGCTTTTACTGGTGATATAGTTAAGGCTTTCGGTAAGATGGTAAAACTTACAGATATAAAAATTGCTAACAACGCTTGTACAGGAGATACTATCGACCTTGTAGCAGCTTGGAGAAATAATGGAAAAACAACTGGTCAGCTTGACTGGAACTACATGTTTGCTTCTCCAGGTATTACCTTTGGTGGCAAGAAATTTGAATCCGAGTTTGGTGTTGCCAAACTCTATTGGGAATCAGATTGGTGTGCTGTTGTTGCTTCTGCATACGCTAAATGTAGCAAGAACACCCCTTCGTCTAAGATAACAGAATGGCAGAATGCTGGTAAGAGTGTTGAAGTTGTAGATAAAGCTTAAAATATAAGTAAATATGGAAAATAAAATTTTGACAAAACCTTTTAAGGTTATTTACAAAGGTAAGGAATTAGTTAAAGAATTAACTAAAGAACCTAATAATAACAAGGTTTATGTGGCAGTAGATGCCACCGCAGCAGAGTTTGACACATACTCAGAAGCTAAGGCTTACGTAGATGAGCATAACTTGGTGTATGAGGAGACGAAATATGGGGAGTAAACCATATAGATAAAGAAGAAGGGGGGGTGTAAATTAAACTGTGTCAAGGCTTGTTCTTAACTTTCATTCCCACTCCCTGCTGGGGGCATGCCCCCAGCAGGGAAGCCTTTTCGGCTGCAAAGTTACATAATTTTAAATCTATCTCCAAATTTTATTGCCAATTGTTGAGAAAGTTGTCCCCAATTTGCCAGTGGCATAGTCCATTTCTTACGGATGTTGCGGTAAGCTAAGTACACAAGCTTCTCCAAAGAATTATCCGTAGGAAAGACCCCTTTAGTCTTTGTGACCTTTCTTACCTGTCTGTGATACCCCTCAACCGTATTGGTCGTATAAATGAGTTTACGGATGGCTGGAGTATATTGGAAATACTCTGTCAGACGTTCCCAATTGTCACGCCATGACTTGATGACAATTGGGTACATCTCTCCCCACTTAGACTCTAACAGGTCTAAATTAGCAGCAGCGGAGTCTTTGTTTACTGCACCATATACTGTTCTTAAATCCTTGATAAACTCCTTTTGATGCTTACTGCCAACATACTTGATAGAATTGCGTATCTGATGGACAATACAGAGCTGCACAGAACTCTCAGGAAATACGCTTTGGATGGCATCTGGGAAGCCTTTGAGACCATCAATACAACAAATCAAGATGTCTCGAACACCACGGTTCTGAAGATCCGTAAGAACTTCTAGCCAGAAGTTAGCTCCTTCACTCTTAGACACATACATACCTAACAGTTCTTTTTGGCCTTCCTTGTTGATACCAAGAATGTTGTAAATGGCTCGTGTGACAGCTCTGCCATTCTCATCCTTTACCTTATAATGGATAGCATCAAGCCAGCAAATGGCATATACAGGATCGAGCATGCGAGACTTCCAGGCGGTGATTTCGGGTAATACACGGTCTGTTATAGAGCTGATAGTATCGGCTGATAGAGTTGTGTTGAACTCACGCTCAAAGTAGCTGCTGATGTCACGTGTGCTGGTGCCCATGGCGTACATCTCAATAATCTGGTCAGCCATGCCATTGGCAAGAATTGTCTCACGCTTCTTTACGGTCTCAGGTTGGAAAGTTCCGTCTCGGTCACGAGGAGTCTCTATAGTGACCTCACCATATTTTGTTTGAACCTTCTTACTCATCTTACCATTACGACGGTTGCCGGAAGAGCGTTCCTCTTCACTTAAATGAGCATCCATCTCACCTTCGAGAGCTGAGTTGAGAATACGCTCTAACAATGGAGCTAATGCTCCGTCCTTGCCAAATAAGGCTTCACCACTACGCAACTGCTGAGCTGCTTTCTTGTAATCAATTTCTAAGTTGTCCATAATATAAAAACTGTGTTAAACTACTTTTATTGTAGCTTGACACAGTTTAATTTACACTCTCAAGAAGGGTGAGTCGAAAGATTCACCCTTTTATTTTACAGCAAGCTTGCACCAATCCACCAAGCAAGTAACAAGCCTCCTCCCCATACATATTTATCAAGAACTGTTCAGAAATATGCTGAACCACATGCAGCATTTCATGGCTGAGGCTGTTCATATATTCTGCTCTCGAAGTGGTCCAGCCGATTACAACCACCGTTTTTCTTATATCAACATTAGAATAGGTTATCCCCTTATTCGCTTCACCTTCGAGCACGAGATTACAGGCATCTTCGAGAGGAATGCCGGCGCATCCCAAATCCCGAAGATGCCTTCTTACCTTCATGGCATCCTTTGAGTGAACATCGTACATTACGTGTACGGTCCAGTCATACCTTTCCAAGTAAATCTCCTGCTCAGTCATTCAATTTAATAATTAATCACTAAAGAATTTCTTCCCAAGGAATGCCCACACCATTGAAAGATGTGTCTGCATAGAAGCGGTTGAAGATGAAACCGTCCTGCTGATCCTCATCATCTACGTAGTCTTTGATAAACTGGGCCATCTGCTTTTCTTCTGTGATAGACGAGCCGTAGAAATCAGCCAGACACATGTGTGCGATGTAAACCGCATCATAGCCTACATTATTCTCCAGCTCAATATTGTTCTTCTTCAGAATGTCCTCAATATCCTCCTTGCTCATCATGCGGATAGGCTTACCGTTCTTCCGCATCTGCTTTACTGCCCACTCACACATTTTCTTATTGAAGTGCCAGCCATTGTATCTCAGGTAAGCCCTCATTTCTTCCGGCTGATAATCGTAGGCGTTCAAAGATTGTCTGTATTTTCTTTCCATAATCTTTCTGATATTAAAAAGGGTTTGGTAACGAAATCTGTTTCACTACCAAACCCCAAGTTAGTTAATACTCGTCGCCGTAGCTTCGATAATCACGTTCTCCACGGTCTCTGTCTTCACGTTGGCGCATGTCGTCGTACTCTTCATGCTCTCGCATACCACTTCTGCCACCACGACCTCTGTAATCGGGCATGCGGTTGCGCTCGCCGTACCGGTCACGTCTGCCTTCACGCTTCATTTCGCCTAGGCAGTTCATCGCCTTATCCAAGTAGCGCAAGCCCTTCTCCACGTTCTCATACAAGCCATCAAACTTGTCTTCTGTAATCTCAACCATTATCATAATTCTAAGATTTTTAAAGTGAATAGATAGGAGATTACTTGGTTATCGCCTGTTGGAGCAATCCCATCATCTTGTCGAGCTTGCCCTCCATGCCAGAAACCTTGCCTTCCAGCTTGCTGATCTTCTCAGTCTGTTCCCTCTCCTTGGCAATCTGGGGGTTGAGTTGCAATAGCATTCCCTCACAAGAATCAACAACTTTCTTGTGGTAATCTACGCTCTCCAGTATCGCCTTGGATTGTCTCAGCATCGTATCGACCTCAGCACTCATGGCTTCCTTGTTGTCGCTCACCACAAGGTTCTTGTCGTTTGCTATCTGTCCGTTAGCAGGTAGCTGCTTGAAATCCACCTCTTCATCGTTCAGCTTCACCTTCACATCAACCACAGTTTCCATAGGCTGAGGCGTGAAGCCATTGTTGAAGGTAGGATATTTTGTCTGAGGGTTGCTGACCGAAACAACCTGACCAATCTGCAAGTTCGGGTTTTCACCCTTGTCGAGCACATAGAATAAAGAATTTGTTCTTAAACCTTGAAACATAATGTAATCTCCTATTATCTATTCTGTTTGTTAAACAATACCCGTCATCAGCTGAAGGGTGTTAGTGTCTCTCTCAAACCAGAGCTGAACAACTCCAGTTCCCGGCACGTCTGCAACCGTCAAAGCATCACCGTTGAATTTGGTTACAGCTTGGGTTACGCCGTTGGTCTCGAAAAGGATAGGCAGCGTACCAGTCGTTCCTGTCGGAATAGCCTGTTTCAGATTTACGAAAATCGTTCCTCTGTAGTTGGCATTCACGAAGGCGTGGTTTTTAAAGGTGAACACCACATCGGCAGTATTCACCTTCACGCCAGTAGAAGCGATAGCCGCCGAACCGTTACGATTCACCCATGTATAAGGTCTTAACCATAACATAGCAGCCTCCTTTCTTTAACCCCAAAAGCCGTTTGCGGCTGCATTGAGGCCATATAGACCATACTGAGCTGCTACACAATTAGGAACAGCAGTAAATGGGCTATAAGGGGTGGTTACTGTTTCTGGCAGCTTGCACTTGATACCTGCAACCTCGTTCTGCAGACCTGCCAGAACTTGATTGATTGGTGCTACAGCCTGACCCACGATTTGTGAAGTCATTGCGGAAGCCTTGAAGGTACTGTTCTCCTCACGCAGAGAATCAATCTTGTTCTGCATTTCGCGCATCTCAGCCTGCTTCTGACCGTCAACGATGGTCTGAGTGCTTTCCTTGATGGCGTTATGCAAGTCGCAAGTCTGGCGCTGGGTTTCGTAAGCTACGTTAGAGAAGCCACGCTCCTGACCTACAGCCACGTTGTTGATGGCATTCTGTAAGGTACCAGTCTGCTGACAGATAGCCAAACGATTCTCGCAGCAGCAGTTTGCAATCTGCTGAGCAATCTGCATGTTGCCCTGCTGCAAAGCATTGATGGTCTGCATGCCACTCATACCTACCTGATTACCTACACTCTGAACCTGAGAAGTCAAAGCAGAAATGGCATTCTGAATCTGACCTTCGGTACAATTGAGCTGAGTAGCCAAATTGCTGAGCGCATTACGATTGCCACCGATGGCATCCATCAAGAGGGCACGACCATTGTCGTTGTTAATCTCGTTAGCAAGACCGCCACGACCGTTATTGCCGAAGCCACCCCAGCCATTACCGCCCCAACCCATAAGGAAGAAGAGGAAGATAACCCACATGAACCAACCACCTTCACCGCCGAAGCCATTGTTGCCCTTCATGGCGAGAAGCACATTTGGATCTACACCCTGCTTCTGGAGCAGAGGAGCAAGAAGTCCAAGCATACCGTTTGAACCTCCGTTTTGGTTTTCACCAAAGATGTATGTCTTAGATTCTGACATAATAAAATAGATTATTCGTTTCGTTCACTATTGAACTTGGTGCAAAGTTACGAAGAAGATGAGGCTCTGCCTAACTATGCTCAAAATAAAATTTTCGGTGGTTAGATACCTGTCTTTCAAGGATTTATGCTGAGTAATCTGCTGCTCATACCATAAGCCCAGTCGTACTACGGACAAAATATCAATTCTTGAAAACTGTTAAATGTTGTGAATTGCCGACAAATAAAGGCATCTGCATAAATAAATCAAATGATATTTTTAAACTGGTTTTAAACCAGTTTAAAGCCGAAAGTTTTCTTAACGATTTATATTGCGGTTTATTCTAAAATTCGTATTATCTTTGCACTCGTAAGTTCGTGAGGTGAGAGGCACAAACAGACACAGAATCAATGGATTTCATCATACAATATACAATGCCCTGTCTGCACCTCTCACAATAGCGGATGGGGCATTTCTTATGCCCTTTCATTTGAAGTTAAATTTTAAAATATATATTATTATGGTAAAGAAATTTAAGAATGTAAATGAGGCGTTTAAGTCAGAAGAGTTATTTACCTGCTCAGACGTGCAGGTTCAGGTAGAAACTTCCACCATGTTTTCTGTAGATGAAGATGGAAATCCTGTAAAGGCTACCGAGGATGTTGTTGCTGTCAGTATGTACGACAACGCTAACGAAGGCGAGTTCTTTTTGCAGCTTAACAAGCAACATGCACTAAAGTTAATTGAGGCTATTGCGAAAGCAGCATCTTTGTTGAGAGATAACGTAAATTAGTCGGCATGAATGATTTGGTCTTTAAAGGTGCAAATAACCTGGTACTTACAAATAGTTTGTTGGTAGCCCAAAAGTTTGGAAAACGTCATAGTGATGTGATAAGAAGTATTGAGAAACTTCTTAATGTTGAAGACAAATCACTGAACGCAAAAATGCGTTTAGCCTTTGAATCAACAAGTTACGATGATGTTACTGGAAAAAGCAACCCTATGTACATAATGAACGAAAAAGGTTTTTCTATACTTGTCATGGGTTGGAATGGAGTCAATGCCTTAAAATTCAAAGATGAATTTTATGATGCTTTTGACAACATGAGAAGAGTTCTTATAAATGAGCAACCAAAGCAGATGTCTCAGTTGGAGATTCTTCAGATGTCCATCAACCAACTTGTTTCACAAGAGCGAAGAATCGCTATGATTGAGGAAAAGGTTGCCAATATGGAGAAGGAAAGAATAGAGAATACTCAAAAGCTTCTTGAAGCAGAGACTTCTACCAATTCTGTTCCGGAAATAAAGCTCAGAGACAAAGTCCGCCAGTTGGTAAATCAATATTCTGCTGCAGCAGATATTAAGCAGCAAGATGTTTGGAGAAAGATTTATCAGAATTTGTATTATGGATTTGGTATATCCATAAATGCTTATAAGAAAAAAGCTAAGCAAAACAAGTTGGATATAGCAGAAGAACATGGCTTCCTCGGGAAAATGTACGATGTAATATCAAACATGATTAAAGAGTTAAAGGCTATATAATATAATAAGGTGGAGTACTATCTGTACTCCACCTTATTATTTATACTTTTTATCATACTCTTTAATTGCCAGCAAAATATTCTTCCGGAAAATAGCAGATGGATGATCATCTTTCTTCGATGTACTTCTTCCGCCTTCCATGGCCGCAATCTTATCTAGTACCTTAATCATAATGTTTGGGTCTGCACCAATAAATTGTAAAAAACGATATGAAGCAATATCGGCTTCTATCTCCTGCTCTCTAGAATAGCGCATTTTATAATTGCTAGTTGCAAGATAAGCATCCCTATCAAAGGCGTGGCCGGCAAGCAAAACGTTTTGCTGATATTGTTCATCGTTAGAAGAACTATAAGTTGAGTTGTATGCACCAGAGTATGCAACAGCTGTAGCAGCCAACGCACCACCAAGTTCTGCCCACATCTTATTATTACGCTCTTTCTTGTTTGCTGCGTATATGTGGTTAAGAGAATGTTTGCCAATGAAATGTTGTATTTCATGTGCTAGTACGGCAACTATCTCCATCGTATCAAGTTTCTCAATCAATCCTGTGTTGAGAAAAATTAATCCAGTAGGGTAGGTGGATGCATTAAACTCGCTGCTAGGATTTATATGAACTTTAAGATTAAGATGTATCTTGTAGAAATCAAAGATGCTATCAAGCGTATTTAATAGCCCCTTATATTTAAGGTCGCAATATTTGTTAGGTTTAATATCACGCTTAATGGCGTTGCACGCAAGATCATACTCAGACAGAGATCTTTTGGCAGTCTTTGACTTTGCAGAATATATTTTGTCTATCTTTTTGTCATACCAATGCCTCTTCCACCAAAACTCTGCAACCTTATCTTTCGGAAGACTTTTTAGTTCTGATGGTACATCGTATTGTTTGATATAATTCTCACATTCCCATGAACTTTGAGCATGGCACATAGAAGCCAAAGCTATTATGGTTACTATTGATAATATCCTTTTCATAAGCTTTCATTTATATAATCAAATTCTCCGTATTTTAAACAAACAAAATAGCCTTTTTTGTCAGTTGTATTTTTTGTAACATACAACTTAAATGCATATTCATCAGAATTAACAGGTGAAGTGCCTCCAAAATAGCATTTAAATTTGTTGTCGTCAATCTCTTCTTGCATTTCATATTTATTTCCTAGTATGCCTTTAAGATATTCTCTGCCGCTCTTTGCCTCGTCTGCAGTATCGCATAAAAAACCCATCATACATTCGCTGAGATAACTTCTGACCCCATCATTTTGGAATGTAAAAAATATAAAGTCGAATTTTATCCCGGCATAAGTTACATTATCAAAACCTATTGCATTTAATTCGTCCATGCTAGGATCTCCATACTTGTTTGTAAGAATAGTTCTAGCAGTTGGTCTGTCAGAGCCAAACTTAACCCCACACATTTCTGTTACAACATCACTTTGAGCAAAACAGCTAGCCGATGCGATAGCCAACAGAAAGAATAATATAATTTTCCTCATAAGTTTAATATTTTTTGTTTTTGCAAAAGTACAAAAAATAGCGATAGGTTGTATCACCTATCGCCACTTTTCTTTGTAGTTTATACGGATTCTAATTTAGCTTATCCAAATCATTCACCGCTTCTTGCATCTTTCGATTGATGTCTTCGTTAATCGACTTGATTACTTCCGGATCAGATACTCTTTTTAAGATTTTCTTCTTCTTCTGAATATAATTATCTGCAGCCTTCCAGATATTATACGCCTTTCCTTCCTCTCCATGAATGAAATTGAACTTCTTGGCGTTGTTCTCAATGTTCTTCAAAACATCAGGTGTATTGGTCGTCAATTGCTTGATATTATATTCCGTCTGCTTCAACTCGTCGGAATAGTTATACCACTTCGATCTAGTTCGCTGCATGTCTTGCCCCTCTTTAGGAGTATAGTTGAAAACCCTGTAAAGAGGAATTTGATTTTTGTCAAACTTATCAAATTCTTCGGAGAAGCCCTTGCCGAATCCTTCTTTGCTCTTCGCTCCAGATACAACACCCTTACCGACAGCTTCTAAAGTTTTATAAGTTCTACCAATAGTTGAACCCATACCGCCGGTGTAACTGTCTATCAAATGTTCCCAAGCGTAAGGTGCTGTAAGATAATCAAGAGTTTCATTTCCCTTCATGTCTGCATTAGATCCATCAATACCATTTGTGCCTTGGTTAGCCCATTTATTGATGCTCATGTAAACATTATTTGTATTGTCGTATGCCCTCTTCCATCTTGGAGCCTTATCAAGATAGTCATAATCACGATAGAAAGGTCTGCCTGTCCAATCTCGATTGAATGCAAGTTCCATGGCAGGAGAAATGGTTGTCGGCGTTACTGCAAGCATCGCATCCTCTCCAAGTTCCTTAATGCTGCTGCTTGGTGAATGGTGTCCCAGAAAATCTGAGGCAGGAACCAATTGTGCCATCTGCCCCAAAATATCATAACCGATAGGCGTACTACTCTTCAATTTGTCGTTCACAGCATAGCCAGCTGCAATATCGCCCAAACCAAAAAACGCTCTTAACTCGATGGCAATAGGAACAGTCTTAAAGTTTCCATGTCCGGTATAGATACAGATGTTGTTTCTGCGTTTCCATTCAGGTAACTCTGCGTATGGATCCTTAACTCCCTTTCTGTCCTTCTCATCCTCATTGTTAATCAGAAATTGGTTGATTAATGCTTGTGCAATACCAAGCCCTAAAGGCAACATTCCGAATGAAACGGCTGCGGTCTTCCATGCACTCTTATAGTTCTTGAAAAATAGGTTTGCACCTTGCACGCCAGCGTTATAGAACTGCGTATGATTCTTCATCCAGCTATTGAAGAAACCGAGAGATCCACGGAATTTCTTATCAATATTACTATCTGTCGAAGTTTTCAAGGTCTTGATGGCATCTCCAGAACCATGGCGGTTGAAGTTTGTTGAAACCTCTTTGGCATCATAGATGCTTCGTCCTACGCTTCTTCCGTGCTTTCGTGAAGTACAGTAAGTAGAGTAGCGAGCTAGATTTTCAATAATCTCGTTGGCTGTTTCAATAAACGTTCCACCTTCCTTGATTTTCTTGGCAAACCAGCCATCAGCCTCCTTACTTCCTTTCTTGATCAAGTTGTCGTATTCCTCAATCAGACTTTCTAATTTCTTGATTTGAACGAATCCGGTCTGACCGCCGTTATCCATAAACTCTTTGAACATCCTTTCATGTTCATTGTTTATATCAAGCTTGCCGTCTCTATATCTCCGGAACATAGTAAGATAGTTTCCGCTACCTTTGCCATTCTTGATAGAGAGCATATTCCCGGCATATTCTTTCAAAAAGTCCTTTGTATAGCTAGCCCCCTCCTTGGTAACATTGGCAGAAGCGAATGTTAAGTCTCTGAGCATGTTAGACATCATGAAGTCTGGATTAAGCGAAGTATTGAATTGAGCAATTTTTCTTGTAACCTTCGCATCAAATTGCGTTACAGTATTTCTGGTTCCCGAATCTTTCAAGAGTCCATTGAGAGCTTGAGCTGCCCTTGGGTTGCCTTGGCAGACAAAACTTCTTTTCTTACCTGCTATATACACATCTACGATATGTTCAGACTTATTCTTGGCACGCTGGAATTTGAAACCAATATTAGGGTTTCGTCTTGAAAGTTTGGCATCACCAGTAGCTTTCTTCGCTTGCATTGTGTCCTCAAAGTTTTGTAGGATATTGCTTATTTGCTGCTGTGTGGCGTTCTCAGGGATTTGAGGTGTAACCTCTTCCCAAACTTCATTACCGTCTATTACGTGCTTCTCTAACCAAGGGTTCACCTCCACAAAGATTTTATCTTTTGTATTACCAGTTTCATAGGCAGAAACGAATCTGGCAAAGTGTTGTTTTACTACATTCTTTCCACCATTGATAAGCGAAGACTTGGCCATGGCAGATATTTGAGCCATAACATTAATGTCGCTCAGACTGCTTCTTCCCTTTGCATTTGCCAATACAGGACCAACAAAGTTGGAAGGGTCTCCCTTTTCTCCAATATAACCATACACATCTTCTGCAGTTGTATCATCAAACTTTCTGAGAGGAACGTACCATTGGAACATACCCTTTAGATAGTCTCTGTCAGAGTTATCAATAAAGCCGTTGTAGTATTCTTGGTCGATAACGTAATCTGTTGCAGCCTTCTTCTTTGTCCAGAAGTCTTTTGCCAAATCGCTACCCATCTGGCTTTCTGCGCTCATCACGTTGTCAATGGCAAGCTTGTCATCGTATGGGGCAGAGGTCTTGGCTATATTTTGCATACCATGGAATCCTGAATAATCGTGTTCGCCAGCGATAAAGTTAACGTCCACGTTGCTATGAATCCATTCGTCCATTTGCTCCAGGTACTCATCAAATCTGATGTTGCCTTTCTCTAGTTCGTCAGCCAAATCCTTCTGCTTGTCGTTCCAGTCCTTCATCAATGCCTTTGCCTGTGTAATATCATCCTTCATCATATCACGAACTGCGTCGCGAACAAAGAATACACGGTTACGCTCCAATCCATGCTTGGTAATCATGTAGAGTTGAGCGTTTCTTAGCTGCTCGTCTTTGCCGTTACCACTCATGGTAGAAACGACTTTCTTGAAAGAATCATCAAGAGGCTTCGTATATTTTCGGTCATACTCTTCTGCCTTTTGTTGCACGATACTATCAATACGATTCTGTGCCTGCAATGGGTTGAAGGCAGAAGGAATGTCTGTCCATACATGCTTTTCGCCAGAGATTATTTCCATGGCCTCTTGCAGGGACTGCATATGATCAACAGTACTTTCCTTGAAAGCGTAGAGTTTTGTTCCAAGTCTGCGGTTATACTCCTCAATCTTAGATGCAGTCATAGGGGAGGTTCGGAAGTGCACCTTTCCATCTGTAGCCTCTTCGAAATCCTTACGGTTCAAGTCTAGCAGATAATCATGGTCCTTTCCGTCATTATCAAAGTACATTCCGTTTCTCTCCACGATGCTAGGCGTATTATCTTTCTCTAACTTATGCAGCAAGGCATTTCTTCTGATGGCAAAGTAGCCATCACTCTCAGGATGCTTGGAGTAATTCTTGGCGAGCCACAAGAGATATTTAATATCTTTTGTGTTCGGCGCCACACGGTAGCCAATCTCTCTAAAGATATTTGTTACTTTGTTTTTCAGGTTATTCCAAAGCCCTTGTTCGCCATGTCCCTCTTCTGCCATTCTTGCAATAGCCTCTTCGATGGCATTTCTGTAATCGAATGGGTTATACTGCAGTTCCTTCATGACTAGCTTTTTGAGGTCAGCGTATTCCGGTTTATCAAGATTGAAGTAAATATCATTAAGGAATTTGTCGTAGTTGTCGTTACCGAACAGTTCACGCATTCCTTTATGACCTACGATTTCATGCCATACCGTTTTTTCAGCAGTATAACTATCATGCACGTTTGGCATATACAGCACAACTTCGCCTGTGCTTTCATCATACCACCCTTCTACCTTTTCACCCTTTTCCAGTCTTGCTTTAGCCTCTGTATTGGTTACCTCTTCGGCACTTTGCAGCATCTTAACTTTGCCTCCTGTAGCCTTGGCAACCTTTGCAACATGCTTTACTACTGCAGGAGCATCCTTAGAAATTGATACTGGCGAATCGTTATCATTTCGGAAATGAGTGTCTGAGTCGTTGTCCTTTATCTCAAATTTGCCATCGTTTTTATAGTCTACAGGTAAAACCTCTGCATCTATTACGTGAGGCTTTCCATCTTTACCGATGATAACATTACTGTAGTTTACATCAAAGATATTATACTTTCCGTTGCTATCTGACATACATCCCCATTCATCATGAGGAACCTTTTTGTCGTACCCCATGTTTGCAAGCATATTGTCAACATACTCGTTAGCTTTTAACTCGTCGCCATTAAAACGTTCAATAACAGTTTCGCCTTCAATTAAAGGCTGCTTATAGAATATTGTTTGTTCCCCGTTTTTGTCTCTACCATAACCCATTACTTCAATGGCAGAATCTGGGAACACCTCATTGAAGTATCTGTTTCTGTCAAGATAATAATCAATAGGGTTTTTATAGTATGAATCAAATGCCATTACTTTTATAGCAGACTTACCATCCTTAGAACGATATACGTAAGCCTCTGCGCCATTTTTCCACACGTCTCCATCCAAAGAATCTTTTGCAATATCTTCTTCGGTAAAGTAACACTTGTTTTCTTTTGCCCAATCTTCTATTTTGGCATAAACAAAGTCAGGCGAAAGAATCTCCTTCCCCTTTCGGTCGGATGCTCCTCCAGCCATTTCTCCAGATTGTCCACGCCCTTGCTTATACGCTCCATTGAGTATTTTTCCAACAATTGCAGGTAGCCCTCCGTAGTTAGGGCTGGACCCACCGCGTGAACCTTCTTCAATCTCTCCAGCAATTCTTGCTGTTCCTTGTTTAACTCTGTTTGCGAGTTCTGTAACTGTTTCATTATATTCTTTTTTATTGTTTGACTTCTGCTGCAAAGATAAGAAAAGTTTTTCAGAACTTCCCTCATTTTCAGTATTTTCTTCTATACGGAAGTGAGTTTTTCCGTTTTCTTGACGGTTACTGATATATCTCTGCATTTCATCCTCTGTCATACCGGCAAGCTTGCAAGATAGTTTCTTCAACTCATCAAACACCGCCTGCTTGTTTTCCTGATACTCCAGCTTTTGAAGCTCATCATATTTGGTATAATAGTTAGCCATCTTATCTCTCCAGTAGTTCGGTTTGTCACTACCAGTGAAAGATATACCGTAGTTCATCCAAGAACCAGTCAAAGATACATCAATACCTGTCTTACCATAAGAAACGTTTTTCACGCCCTTGATTTCCATAATGTCCTTGACAGCAGCCTTGGCTTTCTTCTGCATTTTGAGATTCGTATCAATGATACGCTCAGGCATTTCAATATCCCGAAGATCATTGAAGAAATCTTCAATCTTATCGTAATGACCGCTCAGATCAATCTTTTCAGGATAACCTGCCTTGCTTCTCAAAGCGGCGTCGGAAATCTTATCCAATACTACTACTCGGCATACTACTCTGGTTCCCGCCTGTTGGAACAGAATGTCAGGCAGATTTACCTCAGCACGCATGGCAACGTTCTTCTGCTCGTTATACCACTTATCAAACTTCTTGTCTGTTGAACCTCTAGGTATGATTGCTACGATACGACCTCCTTCATCCAAGTGCTTGAATGCCTTGTCAACATGCTGGATAGCCAATGCACCAGCCTTGCCGAAAGGAGGATTCATAACAATAACATCGTGCTTGTTGTTCAGTGCATAGTTCTCAAATGTATTATTCAGGAACTTTCTACCCAAACCGCCAGCCTTCAACTGCAACTTCGTGAAGAGACTTTGACTAGGTTCGATGCTTACCATTTCGTTAGTCTTAGGCACGTATCTTGCGATGGCTCCATGACCGGCACTAGGCTCCAATACAGAGTCACCTTCACCCAAGCCAGCCCATTCTACCATCTTGTAACCAAGAGGTTCAGGAGTAGGGAAGTAGTCGCTACCTTCACGATTGTTCTTGTTAAGTTTCTGATTGCTGTAATAATCAAGCACCGCATTATCGAATGGGTCATTCTCACTTGGTGTTGCTGCGTCAAACTCCTTTCCGCCTACACCCTGGTTCTCTACCGGTACAATACCACTATGTTCCAAGATACCATTAGCGAAACTGTCACGCAAGTTTCTTGCCTGACTGCCCAATGCAAGGTTCTCGGTAGTACTTACCTGATTATTGAACTTTTCTCCAAAAAGCATCATTTCAGAGTTGAGACCCAAGATAGGGTACTCAAAGATGGCATTGCTCATATTACCGATACGGTAAATGCGACCTTCAATCTGCAAGGCTGTGATAGGACTCTGAGGCAATGCGAGGGTGATGCAGACACGCTGGTGCTTGCTTGTGGTATCATGAAGTGAGATTCCTTCCTTTCCAGAAGCTTCCTGAATCACGATGATATTCTTGCCGCTATCGTCATCATTAAAGGTATCAACCGCCTTATCCTTCACCTTCTTGCTTTCCTTTCCGCTGAAGAACAACACATTCTTCTCGCCAAACACCTTGGCAATCTGTTCTCTTGGCATACTGTAGTCAAGAGTCTTCTCCCATTCCAGAAGGTCTGCATACTTGTTTCGGAACTCGGTGCATTCCTTGATGTATTCGTCACGCTCCTTGCCTGGCTTCATCATCTTGATCTGATTGTTGGCTACACTAAGCATATAGGAGAATGGAGCCTCCAAAGGTTCCTTGCTCTCTACACGGCGATGGAAGATAACAACCTTTCTACCCAAATCCAAGTGCTGTTTGATTCTGTCAATGGCAGCAGACACTTTCATAGTCTCGAAAAGGGCACTGCCATAGTTGTAATCACCGATGGTCTTGCTGTACGCATCATGCAGATACTTTGTCTTCAATGTGTCCTGCACCGCATGATTGAAATCCTCGGCATGATCAGGAGCCACGGTAGGGAAGTCTCTAGAGTAATCGTAAGGACTATCTATGATTCTTCCGCTCATTGTGCCAAGTGTGTTCTGCAAGTAATCAGAGAAGGCAACCTCCTGCTTGGCTACGGCATCCGGGTTACTGATGCTCTGCTCCAGACGATGGTAGCGGAACTTGTATGCCGCACCAAAGTGATTAAGATAGAACTGGGTTCTTCCACCCATTCCTCTCTCGTCCGTTTCCGGGTACTTAAAGATATAGCCCTCAACATAATCAAGATTCTCTCTTGTATTGAAAGGTGTAGCAGACAGGAATATTGTCTTTGTATTTTTCCACGAATCCTTTGCCTGCTCTTTCAGCTTAGGCTCTACCTTATTATATGCATCCCTTGCCTTGATGAAATCCTGATATGCTTTTCCAAGCTTAGGGAAAGTCATTCCGTCGGCAGGGGCAAAGCTGTTCAAATCCCTTGGAAGGCTCTTTAATGTGGCATTATCCACATCTCTGTCTGTAGCACTTGGGTGGCTATTCTTATACTCCTTCTTTATGCGTTCGATTTCCTTTAGTCTCAACGCATCGAACTTTTCAGCAGCACCATTCATTTTCTGATACTCAGGGTTGATGCTCTGCAGTCTCTGGAAACAATGATTCTCGTCACGATTGGTAACCATGTAGTGCTGCATACTTCTGGCTGTTTCAGTACCCTTCTTGTTTTCCATGATACGGTGACACTCGTCATAGACAACGGCATCCCACTCTGTTTCAAGAAGTTTCTTATTCAGACCAAAGTTTGCAAATGTAGTGATTACCATACCTTCACCACTTTCTGTAGTAGCGGTGGTTCCACGCATTTTTGCCCAGGAGTCAAGATCCTTAATATCCAGACCAAGATTCTTTCCGTCCTTTATCCAGTCGGAAACCTTCTTCTGGCTAGGTGTAATAAAGAGTATTCTGCCTTTGCCCTGCTTAGCCAATCGCTTAGCAATACCAAGACCAGTGTATGTTTTTCCTGTACCAGTACCATTGGTAAACAGATAGCCTTTACCGTAAGCGTGCTCACGGTCAGTATGTTCCTTTCCGAAGAACTGAGTTTCAGCCTTCAATACGTCTTCCTGCTGCTGAGGCAAGAGATAAGGCAAAGTCTCCTCAATGTTCTTCATGTCGCCCACCTTCACTTCGATTGGCTCGGCTTCCATCTGTCTCTTATACTTCTCTTCAAGAGGCTCTTTGAGCTTCTTTTTCAGCTGCTGGTTTCCATAGATGCTGCTCCACTCCCTGATTGTATGGGTCTCACCATCCATTTCGTAAGGAGTGTTCCAATAGTCTTCAATGAATCTGTCAATATCTTCATCACTAAGACCTATCATTTTCAGCTCCTCGCCTTCCTCGGCAAGCATGGCAGCTTTCCACTCGTTGAACTTGTAGATACCCTCCTTAATCTTCAAGACAGCACCGTTAAGGTGCATCTTGAATAACTCTGGCAGCATTTCTATCTGCTCAGGTGTGAGGTTGAGCTTCTTGAAAGGAGTCAGGGCAATCTTGGCATAGCCTTGCCCTGCCTTCTTCCATCTAGCCCAGAAGTCTTTCTTCTTATTCTCGTAGTCAGCTCTTTCCTGTTTTAGCCGTTCTGCTGTGCTATCTGGGAAAGTAGTTCCTTGCTTGGCTGTAGGCTTCCGTCCTGCATTCGTGTCAGCAGGTCTGTTGCTGCTTTCACGTCCGCTTCCTCCAGATACATTTCCATTTCTGCCAGCTGAACTGCCTCCGTTGGTGTCAGAACCTCCGGCAGGTACTGCGCCCACTCCGGATGAATTTCCTTCACCTTGCTTATTGCCTTGTTCTCCAGCAGATAGAGTAGTGTCGTTCTGATTACTCTCTCTGCCATTTCGCTCTCCGGGTGCAGCTTCGTTGCCTGCTCCTCTATCCACTGGTCCATCAGATCTTCCGCTTTCTCGTCCTCGTCCCAGTCCCAATCCTTCGCCGCCTGCAGTATCGGCAGCATCCAACTGTGTTCCGTTTTCTGTTCCGCTATTGTCGGAAACATTCTCATGTCGATTTCTAACATCGTTCCAAATTTTAAAGTAAGATATTGCGTTAATGATATTACCCTTGTCGCCACGCAAATATGCGAGTGCGGCAGGTATTAATTCTTTATTTTCCTCAGAAGTCAGTTCATTAATCTCTGATTCTGTGAGAGGGTTCTTTGAAGAAACAGCTTCTCGTTCCTCCAAGTCCATCTGTTCCCAAGGCTTGTCGATTATTTCTGCCTCAGCCTTTCCTATCTCTTCGGCGATAATCTTCTGTCTCTGTACAAATCCCATACCCTGCGCCTTGTACTTCTCGTTCAAGAGGTTTTTCAGCTTGCCTGCTGCGTGCTTGATTTCGTCAGCGTTTCCTTTCTTCTTGGCTTCCTCGTATTCCTGTCGAGCCTTGCCGATTTCAAGGTTTCGCTTAAACTCGCCTTTCTGCTTTTGCTCTTCATGAAATGCGTCAGCAGCATTCTTCAAACCTTCCATCGGATCTGCGGATGGTTCCTTGGAATCTTTCTTGATAGAATCCTTTGCTGATTTAAGTTCTTTTTCCCACATGTCAGCCACAGAGGCCTCGTCAAGAACACCGTTCATGTTCTGGTGGTCTTTATACGCAAACTCAAATTCATCTTCTGCTGCTTTGATTTCCTTCTCGCTCTTTGCTTCACTTAAAGCCTTTACATATTTCTCCTTAGCTCTATCAAGTTTCTCCTGATGATCTCTAATTTCCTTTGGAGTAAAGCCTGCAGAATTTGGCTTGTCTTCATCCTTAGCTTTTACTCCTCGATTTGGTTCTGGTTCTGATCCTGCTGCTCTGTCTCCTGCTGGTTCAGCCCCATTTCCTCCTCCAGATTTAGAAGGAGATTCAGTTTCTCTTCGTCTGTCATTTTCTTGTTTGTTATTAATTCCAAAGACTTTTTCTATAGCCTCGTCCTTACTTAAAGGCTCAGCATTACCCTGACTGAAAGCATCCAGTTCCTTTCCTACCTTACCCTGAACGGCATCGTAGAACTTGCCAAACAATCCTGTCAGGCTCTTCTGGTCTTTCAAGCCCTTGTATAATGCTGCTAATTCGAGTTCAAATTTAGTATATTTTTCTCGAATTGGTGCTTCTCCGAACACATTATTAGAACCATTTAACAGTTCTGCCTGTATTGCTGCCCTTGCCTGCTCTAGATTTTTAGAATTTTTAAATCCTGCAATCTGGTTCAGTTCGTTGTAAGCCTCGAAAGACTTCTGAATGTTCTGCTTGATTCTATCCTCATCCTTGCTATTTCTGTCACGCATGAAGGTAGCTAATACAGCCTTCTGAGCGTTGCCTGGCAATGTATTAAATGCTGCTTCTGTCTTTTTATTTCCGTCAAACAGACTTGATTTCAACACACTCTCTAACCATTGTCTTCTTGTTACTACATCGTTAATCAGATTCTCATACTCCGTATTGTCAATGAATCCGTTCTTATTGAGAAATTCCAAAGCTCGCTTGGAGTTCTGGTTAATCAAGTCGCTGAGCTTTGCATCTTCACCAAGAGTTCCCTCAGAAAGAAGAACGTTTGCAAGGTTCTCCATCTTATCACCAAGCTTATTGATGGTAGCACTAACCTCAGGAATACGCTTGCCACCACTCTCAAATCCGCTAGCCATCATCTGACCCAGTTTCTTTGCTGTAGCATCATCCACAGGCAATTCGTTTACAATCACAGGCTTCTTCATCTTCTTGATGTCCTCAGCATTCAAGCCGAACTCTGCTGCGTGGTCAATCAACCATTGCTTATACTTGGCTGCCTGCTCCGGATGGGAGGCATACATTTCCTTCAAAGCATCCACGCGGTTATTACCTTGAATGGTTTCGTGTCTTTCGTTCACGCTTGGAGCCGAACCGATGAAGGCGTTATTGCTGCCTGTAATCTGCTCTGGATCAATATTGGCTGCAATCTTCTCAGCCTCAACTCTTGATGCTTGGCTGCTTCTATCCTTAGGCTGCCAGTCTGGACCGAAATGAAGAAGATTCAGCTGGCCGTTGTTGTGGCTAGCCTGAACCGTATCAAGTTCAACCAGCTTAACATGACCTCTAACTTTCTCGGTAGGGGAGAAGGCTACTGTTACTTCCTTGCCTCGTATGCCGCCAACTTCCTCTGGCTTCTGGCGATGATAGATAACGCCACCTTCACCTTCACGGTAGCCCTGCTGACGTTCCTTTTCATATTGTCCTGCGTTTTCAGCCGTGCCTACACCAGTATTCTCTGCCTCAGGCTTTTTCTCCATGGCCGCCTTGATAGCTTTGGCTTTCTCCACCTGAGCCTCTGCTAAGGCAATAGCCTCCTTCACCTTCTTGCGAGCTGCGGCTCTCTCCATAACAGAAGCACCTTCATACTTGGAAGCCTTCACATTCTCCAAGTCCTTCTCCAAGGTCTTGATGTCGCTATCAATCTGCATTGGCGCATCTTCCTCAAACAGCATCTTATAGACCTCTGCCCCCTGCTCTGGAGTCATTTTCAAGAAATCAGGTTCTCCGTTTGCATCAACAGGAACTGATGTTCCGTCCTTAAACTTCAAACCTTCACCTTCCTGCTGAGGCTGCACTTGTGGTGCTAAGTCCTCATTTGTGGTATTATCTTGTGGTGCCTCCTCTTCCTGCTGAGGCTTTGCAGCATCCAACATAGCCTGTTCCTGTGCTGCCTGATTGTAAGGCTCAGAGTTCTTCATCTGTAATCTCTGACGATATTCTGCAGCAAACTGGTCGATAGGCTGATTTTGGAACAGAGTAACCTCGTCTGCCTTCACATAAACCATTTCCTTTGTATTAGGATCTAGGCAGACGAGCATATCACCGCTGCCTTCCTTGGCTCTACCTGTAGTCTGGTCGAAGGCAACATCACCCGAACCAACAAGAAGTGTTCTTCCGCTGCTGTCCTGAACATACAGAGCCTGCTCGCCATTCATTGGCTGACCGTTCAATGTTCCGTGATAGCTCCAATCCTGAGCAAAGACTGATACGGTCTCCTCAATCTTCTGCTTGGTAGCCTCCTGCATACCCTCCACTCTAGCGTTCGCATTAATATAATGGGCAAATGGTTCAAGCTGCTCTACGGTCAAACCGCCCTGCTGAACCATCCAGTCATAAATCTGGGGGTTCGTCAAGCCTTGACTCTGCAACTTCTTGAAGTTCTGGCTGAATACATCGTTGTCACGAATCAGCGCATCCATTTCAGCCTCAGCCTGTCTCAGTCCGTTCAGTTCCTGCTTTACTGCTTCACCGTTCGGCTGCTCAGTACCAAGGTTGTTATCCTCGGCCACATCCTTACCATTGAGATTACTCTGTTCCACATGAACCTTTCCATCAGGAAAAGCTTTTGCTTCCAATGCACGGCGAAGTTCTACACATACATTCTGCTCAAAATCCGTTCGTTTCATCGGATTCTTTTTCATAGCTTTGATTAGGTCCTCACTCTTCATTCCGTTACGGACGGCTACAGAATCAATTGTATTCAGGACAGTTCCTTTCTCTGAGTTCAAGGCAAAGAGTGAAAAATCTCTGAAAACATCAGAACCTTCATTGCCCATGTTTGTTACCAGTTTGTTGACATCTGCGCCTGGCTTCTTCATGTTCTCCACAAAGAAGTCGTTCTGTAGCTCATAGTTGTTTCTGTCCTGTCTAGCAAGCAAGCCCATTGCGTTATACAGACGTTGATTTTCCCTTACGATATTGTGCTTATAGACTACATTATCTCTATCTGCTTTGCTATCATAAGGAATCTTCGACAAGAGTTCGCCTTTGGCAGAATACTCGTTCACGTATTTGTGCTTTCCTCTCAGCAACCCGTCCTTCACATAGTCCTCGCTAGAGTATGTGATATAGTCCATCATCGGGCGAGCCGATGGCATGATTCCGGTAACCATAGCTGAGAACTTAGCCTTGGCATCCCAAGAAACCTTAGGGTCTGCCATGATTTGGTCATAAATATTCTTGATCATGGAAGCATCTGTTTCCAGATATGGATCATCATAGCTTACCTTCTTATTCTTGGTTCTTTTTGCGTAGCTGACAATATTCTCGCCGTCAGGCATCAATCCGTTCATGGCGCCAGAAGAAAATATCTGATTTCTCTCATCCTCCGTCATGAGGAATCTTGATTCCTTAGCCTTGTCTGAGGTAACGAAATCCTTGAAGTTGGCAAGGGTAGAACCAAACCAGCCCATATCTTCGCCCTTCTCGTTCTTTCTTCCACCTTTCAAGCCACCGATAGCATGCTGCAATCTGAAACCGATGGCAGTAGGAAGACTCTCCATAGTACCATTCCACAAATCAAACTCGATAGGCTTTCCGTTTGCATCCGTTCTTCCTTCAAGTTTTCCTGACACATAGCCGCCGAGATACATACCCATAGCTTCCATATAGGTCTTTCCTGATTCCAAGCCTACCTTGGCTGTAGCTCTTCCTGCATTTCCCCAAAATGAGCCGCCCTTTATGGCTTTCAAACCTACGCTTTTTCCTATTTCACTCAGAGGAATGCCTGCAAGACTCATAGTAGCAAAATTCACCGCACCAGTGGTACCGCCCTTTGCTGCAACCTTCAAGGTGTTTCCAAGAGAAGTGTCTTCGCCAGTAGAATAGTTCTGAATCACAGAGCCAGTAGAATCAAATACAAAACCTGTAACACCGCCGCTTGTCACAGCCTGTGCTCCCCTTGCCATCAATCTCTGTGCAAGGTTTCCGTTAGCCATCAACGCTGCCAGCTTGGTACTGTTGCCAATCAGTTTTCCTGCAACAAAGCCGCCAAGTTTAGCTGAAGCACCAAAGAGAGGGTCAGCCACAAAACCTGCAATATCTGCTGTCACGTTTTCTGCGGTTCTACCTTTATAATATGGATTCTCACCAGCCGCCGTTGCTGCAGAAGCACGCTCCTGCATAACTCTCTGTCCACGTGTCTGTGTAGCGAGCCTAAGTAATTGTCCTGTTAAGTTTGAATCAATAAACCTATTTGCCACATTGTCCAGCATGTTCTTTGGCAGAGCTTTCTGATATTCAGATTGCTGCAAAGTTGTAGCCAGTCTGTCCTTCAAGTGTGGCATGATCGATTCTATGTAGGCTTCTGGTGTTACTCCAAGACGAGCAGCTTCATCATCGAGCTTTGCCACGAAGCTAGGATTTTGAAACAGCTTTAGGAAACCATTCCTTGCGTTGTCTGCCAAGTTCTTTGCCATTGCATCAGGATCAACTTCCTTATTGTAAGCCATTCCCTTAACCATCAAGCCCATTCCTCCCATACCAGCTTGCACCATTGGGACGCTATTCGTAGCTTCCAGACCTCTTTGATTAGCCGCATTCTGCTCACCGAGCACAGCTTTATTGATATAATCTCCCAAGTTGGCATCAACAAACTTGCTTGCTGAATCGCTCATTTCCTGCTCAATCTCGCCCATAGGCTTCATCACGCCAACGGTTCCGTTGTCTATCATTGGCTGGCTCTGTCTGCGGTACTCATCATTTGCAATATGGCCGCTTGCCGACTGCGCCGCCTGCTTACGTACCTGCTGATTCTGCTTGTAAACCTGCTGAGTAGCCTTTGGTGAAGTATAGTCAACAGAATAATCTGGTCCCTTCTGTGCATTGTCTATTTCATAGAGAGAACGAACGAAAGGAGATGCCTTTGCCGGCACGTTTCTCTGTGGTCTACCCATCTGGCTCTGCGGTCTGTGAAGATAATCAACAGGTTGCTTCGTCTGCTTTCCCTTCCGATACTGCGCCGCCACTTCCTGCGCTCTCTGCTTCATAGTCTTTGGCTTCTCGTAATGCTCTTTCTGATAAGCCTTCATAGTGAACAGATTAAACCCTTCCTTCTGGGCTGCGCCAACATCCTTTACAGATACGTGGCCACGATCACCTGTCTTTCGGTTTACAACTTCAAACCTCGCATCAGGATAAGCTTTTGCGAATCCTTGTGGGTCTGCGTCATAATCACTCTTCCAAACCGTGTGCTTAGCACCCGATTTGTCTCTAAAGATATACTTTAATATATTATCTGGCATAAGTTAATAATTAATCTACGTGAAACTTATTCTTTGTCGTATGACTCTTTGTAGTCTTGCCCTTGTTGCCCTTCGAAGTAATAGTAACAACGCTACCTCTTGTTGCCTTTGGAGCCGATGTCGTACTTGTCTCATTATACATATAATGATTCTTTAGCAAAGTTCTGAAAGCATCGCCCTTCTTGCCAGGCATATTTGCAGCGTAGGCAATCCAGTAGTTCTGCAAGTCGTTGGCATTCTTTGAGTCACCCGTGCTTACATAATTATTCCAAGCATCAAGATTCGTCTTATTGATATATCCGTTCTTGATCAAGTGCTGAGTAATCTGCTTCTTCTCGATAGCGTTTAGATCATACGTTCTGTTCAAGTGTCCTGTTGGAGAGGAGAGATTGGTAAGCTTGCCGCTCTTTCCACCGCCGCCACCAGAAGCAATAGAATGAGCCAATCTTGTTCTAGCCATGTTATTCCTCTCCTGAGCAAGAGCGATACGAATAGCACCTTGAGACTCAGAAACTTTATTATGTCTTGCAGTCTCATTGAACTTGTTGGTAGAAAGTTCGTGATTGAACTTGTCATTATCAAGCAGTCTCTGTAAACTTGCGGTTTTGTAGTTTCTGTCGAACTCATCGTTCTTTGCTGCACGTTCTTCTGCTTTCTGTTTGTAACCCAACATAGTTTCCCTATAAACCTGATTTGCTCTTTCTGCCGCACTCTTAAGGTCGAGGTTTGCCTGCTTATAGGCAGCATCCGCATCAAGGGCAGCCTGTTTCTGTCTCTGAGCCTTGCGGTTCTGATAACCCTGTTCCATCATGGCAGTAGGGTCGTTGAACACCTGCAGAGGCGCACCCTTCGAAGTATTCACGATGTTGCCAATGTGTCGGATAGCATCAGCAAAGACAGCGAAATTCTCACGGTTGGTAGTGATTCGGCGGTCATATTCGTCAGGAGTCTCACCCTCACGCATTCCCGGTCTGCTCTTCGGCATAACCTTGCCGAGCCAACTGAAAAAGCCGCCATCCCTCTGTTTAGGGTCAGCCTCAAACTCTGGAAGCTGCTGTTCCTGCGGCATCTGAAAACCGCTCAGAGCAGTAGAAAGCGTATCATAGCGAGGGGTTCCGTCAGCATTCCAACCAGTAGAAGGCTGCGGCATTCCCTCAAAGTTACTCTGAGGCTGGGGAGTATTCTCTGCTGCATCGCCCATATAAGGAGTCTGTACTGGTCCCAAGGCAGGGTTTGCATTACCGCTTCCCTGCGGAACGAATTCTTCCTGCTTAGGCATCTGGGTGAAGTCTGTAATAGGTGCTGCGCCAGTCTGAACAGGCTGAGCCTCAAACTTACCGGTAGCACCGCCCCCATTCCCGAAGAAGTTAACGCCAGCACCGCCATTTACCCCCGCGGTCCCTCCGTTGCCTCCATTCATCACCTGATCATAATCGGGATATTTCGCCCTCATCAGGTCATGCACAGCCTCAGGATAGCCGCCGATAGTTACCGGCTTCTTCCTAGGCTGCTGCGTATTCTGATTATTGTTTACTACCATAAGTGTTGCATATTCTTAAATAAGTCTCTAACATCTTTACCAAATAGCCTAACCGTAACCTTTAAGCTTGGAGAAATATCTTTCTGGTTTGTTACTGCGCCAACAGAATCGTCTTTGAAAAGAGAAAGTTTCTTGTTTTCATTTCCTCTGGCAATATCATTAATCTCCTTCTTGGTCTCTCTATTGCAATTAGCAGGAAAACCATATGTCTGATAGTTCTTGCAGCGTTCAAGCATTTCATCATTAATAGGGCCGTTATTGTTGACAAGGACATACAAACTAGCCAGTTCCTTTATAAATTCGTTTGCTGCCACACCATAATCACAGTACTCCTTGGAAGCGTTGCGAATTATATCAACAAGCTTGGTCTTCTCCTCCAACTCCTTCTTGGTAGCCGCCAGTTCATTGCCCAAGTCGGCAATCACCTCGTCCTTCTCTGCAATCACCTTCTCTTTGTAAGCGAGAGCACTCTCGGCACTCTTCAAAGCCTGAGCATCAATCTTGTCAACAACCTTGTCTGCAAGCTTCTTCTTCAACTTCTCATTCTCCCCAACATACTTAAGACCTAACTCGGCAAGATTCTTCTCACGAATCTTTGTAAGGCGAAGTTCCTCGTTTTTATCACATAACTCCTGTGATAAATCCACTGTCTCGCCGAACATCTTTATCTTTCCTCTTAGGTATCTAGAACCTTCCTTTCTCAACTCCTCAATCTTCATGTTCTTCTTGTGGATAATCTTGTTTAGTCGGGCAATCTTTTTAGTGAGATGCTTAATCTTCTTTCCCTGCTCATCCAATAAGGCATCGTTGAACTGGGAGGCTGCTTCCTCAAGGGCAGGGTTCCCTTTCTTTGGCTGTTCTTCACCAGGACCAGGCATAGGTGCGCTGTTCTCTGCAAGTTCCAAGCTCAAACGAGCCTTGCGATCATTAAAGCGGCTAGACACCATACTGATGCCATAACCGGCAGAACAAACAACCTGCATCGCTTCACAAATTTCAGGAGACTCGTATGCAGTAAAAACGATACTAGGACTACTAGGTCTGCCAACTTTCTCAACGTCGTAACCTTCCTTCTTCAATATCTTTTTTGCTTCTTCAAATGTCATAATCTATTTTGTTTTATGTTTTAAAAACAGGTTTATAATATCGTGGTATGATGCAGGAATAATGCCGTTATCTGTCTCTTTGTAATAGTAGAATTTAGAACCCCACTCCTCAGATTCTTTCTTGCTTTCTTCCACTTGCACATTTCGGGCTTTTCCATCCTTGCATATCAACCGAGCATAATACTCTCTTCTAGTATTTACTCTATGGTTATACTGCTCGTCCATTTCTTTTAAGAACTTCCTTAAACCATCTAGCGTTATCTTATTATTGCTAGACTCGAATGGCTTTTCAAGCTGAGACAAAAGACCTTTTCCTATCTTTACTTCCATATTATTTATATTTAATCATTTTAACACTTCCCAAAAATTCAGGGGTGGGGAAAATCGGAAAACCGAAATCCAGAAAAAGGGGGTGGGGGGAGGCAGAATTTCTTTATTTGTATTATTCTACTATAATTAGCAACGGTGGTCGAAGGGGGTGGGGGTCTTGGGGTCGCCTGTTGTGCCTCGTCCACCTTGCCTGTCGCTCGTCCGCTCCACCTCCTAGCTGCTACCCAAGCCCCGACAAGCCAACTGCCTTCTTCAAGCGGTATTGGTTCTTCTCCTCGGGAGACATCATGCTTTCAGCCAAATGGTCGCTTGCAGCAGAACGAGCGGTCTCATTCATGGTGTGTGATACATTTGTGTTATCAATTGGCTTTCCGTTTGAGCCTAAAGCGTTGGTTTTCACTCCTTTAGCACCTTCGAGTTCTGACCCCAATTGGTTCACACCGAAATCGAACATCGCATTAGACGCATTTTGAGCCGCATCGCTAGTGGCTTGCGCCTTCTGCTGCTCGATTTGCTGACGTTCTCTAGACAACTGCTGAGTGTTCTGAAGGTGAGCATCCTCCACATGCTGCTTGCGTGCCGTGTCCTGTGCTGCTACGTTGGCTATCGTGTCGCCCATAGCCTTGTTAGCCGCCTCCTTCGCCATCGCCACGCTTGCAGCAGTTCCACCGCCAACGGCAGCAGCACCATCAGCCTTGCGAACATACTCGTCCTGTACTTCCTTCGCCCTTCTCATGAGGTTTTGACCCGCTTTCGTGTCAAGGTATTCCGTATTGTAGTTCTTGTCGTACCAAGCCTTCTCAGCGTTCGTTCTGTACGTGTTCTCTGCTTGTGCCCTTCTAGCTGCCTTCTTAGCCTTGTTAGCACCGAAGAGAGAGGAGCCAACGCCAAGCGCCAAGGATGCAGCACCTAAGACCCATTCTTTCTTGTCCGTGAGTACAGGGCAAGAGGTCAAATGCTTTGGGATTTTTGATAATATTTCCGTCATAATTGCAATTATTTGATGTTTCGAGGGCAAATATATAATATTTGAAGGTTCGTTTTGCCGTGTTCCAACCTCGTTCAAAATCGCCCCAAATCCCACCAATTTCTTTCTCGGGGCGCAACTCACCCCTTCTTCTCCTCCCATTTCTCCCTCTAGAAGACCCATTTTGTAAGAAAACGTGATTATTGTAAAGAAAAGACAAGTAGTTAATTATAAGCAAGTTAGTTTCAATCACTCCCACGGGTAAATAAAACAATAATGTAAATAAAGTTCTTATTTCATAAAAGAAGATTCTTTGCAAACAAAAAAGGGGTTTTGCATTAATAGGTACGCACGCACGCAAGGAGTTCGTTAGCAAACTTTAACTAGACATATTCAGCCTTCTTGAATGGTTTTCACCCACAATCAACGCAAAAGTCGCTCATTTCTGCCGATTTTTGCGATTTTCGGGCAGTTGGTCGGGATTTCTCCCAAATTCGTGAGTTTTGAGCCGTTTAAGAGCCATTTGCAAGCAGATTAGAGCCTATTTTGTGGGTTTTTCGTAGATTTCATGGTTTTGTGCCGGATAATGTTCTCATCTAGAATTAAGGCTTTTTGAAGATGATTTAGGCGGTTTTGATTTTCCTAGTTGGAGAAATATTTTTTCCTAGTTAGGGAAATTGTTTTCTCTCCCTGTACTCTCTCTTCTTCTCTCTTGTGTGTTCCTACCTTATGGGTGAGAGTGAAGAATCCTCGGGGGAGATAAGGGGGCAGCGCCCCCACGGGCGCAAGCGCCCTCCCCATGCCCTGTGGGGCTGACGCCCTAGAAGTCTTCTTGCACGTAGTTGTATGGTCCATACATGATGCGTGCGAAATATCTATATCCATTGTATGGCTCATCAAACTTTACTACATCAACAACAAAGCCGTTACCGAAACCGCCTAGAGGAGAGCAACCACTCTTGTAGTACTTGAATCCGTTATCATCTATATCTTCACTCCACGCAGTATATTTACTTCTTGCTTTATCCCAAATCGCGTCCCTTTTATTTTTTGCTTCTTCTGCTGTTTTACAATCATATCCCATTACACATTGGTTCATATAGCTGAAAGCACCATCACGCTGAAAATCAAAGGATATGTATGTAAAATTCATACCGCCATACGATTTATAGTGATAAACTATTGTGTTTTCGTTTGTTTCAATATAATCAGGTTCGCCATATTTTCTTTTAAGAATCTCTTTGGCAGTTTCGTATGAGCTACCAAAACGAACTCCGCAAACTTCCGTGCACATCTGTTTTGATGCCCATTCTTGGTAATGCTTTCCTCCTATTTTCCAGTCATCACTATCATCTTGGGCATATCCACCCAGTACAGACAAGCACAATAACCCTAATATAAATAACTTCTTCATCTTGCTATAATCTTTAATTCGTCAACTTGTTTAAAAAATTCATCAAGGGTATCAGCGGTATAATGAATACCCTTATATCTCACGAATGCTGCAAACTCTTTAGAGTTATCAACAACCTTTAAAGGCTCCTCACCTAGAAGAGTTGACAACTTCATATTAAAGTACTTCGCTATTTTCATTAGCGTCCCTAATGAAGGGATAGTTTTGTTGTTAATGATATTGCTCATACCAACTTGAGTTATTTCGAGGTAATCTGCTAAATCCTTCGCCATAACTCCACGTTCTTTAAGTAACTCTTTCAAGTTCAGATTTATATTTTCTGTTGATGATTTTGTCGCCATAAAATATTACTTTAATTATTTGGGTGCAAAGATACAAATAATTCACCTAATAATTTTATTAAAATCTGTAAATTAATCTAAGTTTTATATTAACAGAGGTTAAATATCACCTAAAACTTGAAATTAAGTGCAGAAAAATTTGGCAGAATTAAAAAGTTAGATTAAATTTGCACCCGAAATCAAGTTAGTTTGATTTCAAGAGGAACGATGGCACGTTTAGCACTTCACGTTTAACTACCTCTATAAAAGTACAGATTAGTCGGGAAAGGCAGAGAGATAGAACTCTACAAACATCAACGGAAAATGCTACCGAGTTAGTTGCAACTCTCAAAGCAACAAGACAAAGAAGTCTCAAACACTCATCACGCAAGATGTAAAAACGCTAGTCGTGTTAGACTAGAGAAACATCGAAACACGTCAACCCACGGACGTTAAACGAAGGGAGTTAGGTCACATGTAACTTGTGAACGTTGGGCGCAAACGTACACCTGCACTTTGTATGTATAACATTTTAACAACAACGACAATGGAAACAACAAAGATGTGTTTATTAGAATTGACTAAGGCTGATGCTATGGTATTAGCCAACGTAATTAGAAGAACTGCAAACGAGAATCCATTTCATTGGAAGGAAAGCAGCGTTGAGAAGACAAGAGACCTGTACGATAACGTACTCACTCAGTTGTACGACTAAAATATTAAAGACTATGGCAAAGTTAGCAGATTATATCGCTTGTAGCCTAATTTATCACAAGGGCAACAAGTTCGAAATCGATGAAGAAAGAACCATAATGCCTTGCATATACGAGGATAGTGACGAGTATATCAAAGAGTATTGGGGAGACAACGAGTTTATCGGGAAGTTTCCTGTAACGTACAAAGGAAAAGAAGTTCAAGTTCTTGTGTTCAAAGACTATGAAGAGTACTTTGGAGTATTCAAAGACGAAGAAAACAAGGGCATGAAGACGTATATCGTAGTACAGGAATTCTCAGAACCCGAGAAAGAGCCAAAGATTATCGCTCAATTCAATGAAAGATGGCAAGCAGAACATTATGCTTGCCATCATGAAGGGAGACTTTGGGTGTATGAAATGAGTAAGTAACAATGTGGGGAGATAAGGGGGCAGCGCCCCCACGGGGCGTACGCCCCTCCCCACGCTTAAAAATTCAAGACTATGGCTAAAGAAGTTCATGTTATATTGAAGGGCGATTGCTACTCTATGAACACATATTGCAACACCCTCAAAGAGTTTTTGGAAATGAGACACCTCAAGAGAAGTGACGTTTCCGATTGGTGGAAAGAATAATTATTAAAGTTAAGAGTTATGGCAAATAATATCGTAGAGTTCAGTATAGTTAGAATACCCGCTGAAGGAGGAGTAAAAGTTGAACCGATTTCCTGTAAGATATGCACTGATAATCGTGTGAAGGAACTCAAGAAACAGATGAAGAAGTTAGGCTACAAGTACAAAGGACGTGACAGGGATATGTACGACAACATTTTCACGAAGTATATAAAGCTAAGTGAAATCCTTCCCGAGGAAAAAGTATTCTATAAGTATCAAATAACAAGATTAAAATAAACGAATATGGAAAAGACAATAACACTTACAGGCGATGAAATATATAATATTACATCAGCTATTAACGACAGAATAATCCTTCTAGAGGAATGTATTTCAAGCCACGATGATACTCCTATAACGCACAAGCGATTGAAGGAGTTTAAAGAGATTAAAGCAAAGTTGAACAATTAAAACGATAAGAAAATGGAAAAGACAATAACGCTTACAAGTGATGAGATTTCAAGCATCACTCTCGCTATATACGATAAGGTAATGAACCTTTCACAAGCAGTTCTTATTTGTGGTGCGGAACTCACACCGAATGCACAACAGAGAATTGAGAACTTAAAGGCAATCGCCCTTAAATTAAATGGTATAGAATCTTAAAGATAGGAGATAAGAATATGAGAAAGAACAAAACTTACGAGCAGCAGAAGAAGTTCTATGACAAGAACAACGCCTACGAGAGTTTAGGGGCATTATTCTTCGAATGGCTTACTAGCGGTTATATGACCGCAAAGCAGATGCAAGATGTGTACAGAGAAGGAACAAAGGAATGCAAGGAGTACATCTTTGAAGACTTGTTTCACCTTGTAGGACACAAAACCTTCTATCAGTTCGTTAGAATCTTCAACTTTGGCAAGAAGTAACCATGGAGCGGTCAGCGAATAGAGGAGCACATCACGTTCAAGCCGTGAGACCGCACAAGTATAACAATTAAAAGAAAGGATTAAGTTATGGACATCACAATTTATGTATTAATCTTCTTAGTTGGCAGTCTTACAGGCTACAGACTGAGAGCAGCAAAAGACATGGAGGACGAGTAATATGAACGTTATCAGAGTTACAAAGACATCACGCAACAGGGTTGACGTAGTCTTTACAGGCGACAAGTATCTGTTTTTCAATCCCGATAATGGATTGATAGCTTTGGCACAGAGACACGAATTTGGTTCGGGGTTGTTCCATGTATTGCTTACGGAGCAGATAAGCAAGAAGATGATAGAAGAGACCATAAAGAACAATGAGCCATCAAGCATTATTGCTTTAGGTTTTGAATATAATAACGAGGACAATAAACCTCAGCATACTTTACCATTTATCGTGAAAGTTGAACTAGACAAGAGATAAACAAGAAATTAAATCCGTAAAGATATGAAAAAGAGAATTAAGATAGTTTTGGTAGTGGCAACGATAGTTGCCCTACCTCTTATGGGAGCCGGAATGCAGCAGAGCAAGAGCGAGGAGAAATCTTTGCTTGTAGACTTCATCGAGTATTGCAAGACATGTGAGAACCTTAGGCAAGTTGATCCTAACAAGGACTACACCCAAGCAACTCTCCATGAGCTGAAGAATGCAGCACGTTTTTACGAGGAACAGGAGAACTTTGCCGACTGCACAGATTATCAGCAGCAAGCACAGATAGATAAGATTATCGGCAAAACTTATGCCGCTAGAATGAATAACAATAACAAATTTAAAGAATAAGATATGAATCCGGAATTAGTAAAACAAGCAGTTGCTTTCGCAGCTGAGTTTAGCGAACAGAATAATGAACGTATTGTTGTTCTTATTAACGGACAAAACGAAACAACTGAGGTACGACCATACCTCGGCCATAATTTCATCTATGAACATTTTTTAAATGCCATCATCATAAATTTTAGTGATGGCAAGAAATTTATAGATATTGATAGTATTAATTCAATTCATTGTTACAAACAATTATAGGAGATAAAATTATGAAGACAACTAAGGCAGTTAGATTGAGTGACAATTTTGTAGGAGTTGAGATTAACACCATACAAGACGTAGTAAAGGCACAGGCAGCCGGACTCAAACTTGTAGACAAGGAAGGTTGGGAATATAGTATTTACACCATCGATGATGAAGAGACCGGAGAAGCGCGAGAGCCTACAGAACAGGAAATCTTCGAGCACATCACCAAAGACCTCTCAGAAGGCAAGGAAGTGTACGCATGTATGGAATTATCGTCTGATTGGGAAGTACAGGAACGAGCAAAGACAAATCTTAAAACCAACTTCTATGTTGGTCAGCAGGTTTTCCTATTGCGTGATAACAAGATAGCTGAGAAGACGATTTCTCGCATCGTTCTTGAGAAGAGAGAAGACAAAGACAAGGAGTGTTGCAAACTTTTATTAAAATATGATAATGCATACACCAAGGACACAGACGTCTTCGCCACAAAGGAGGAACTTGTAGAAAGTCTGTTGAAGGAGTAAGTTTAACCCGAGGGAGAGAAATCTCCCTCACAAACCATTTCGATTATGATTAATTCAGTTGTTAGAAGTTTATTAGCTAAAAATGATTGGAGCAGAATCATTTTCCGCTTTCCAACATCAAGCTATACTCTGTTCAATAGCGACAGATACGAGATAGATAGTTTCTGTATATATATCCATGACGATACGTCCAGAGAGTACGAGGAAACGAAAGTCTTAGACATAGCAAGTCTGATTTCCATGGAGATTAAGAAGAAGAATTTTGAAGATATTGTAGAGGAGATGTAAGCAATATGACGATAATCATAAAATTTTTCAAGGGAGCCATTTACGTTGACAAGTTCGGACGTAGATACAGGGCACGTACAACGTTCATCATCAAGCAGACCTCATTTACTGAGAGGTTCTACCTCCCGAACGGAATGCAAGTAGACAAGAGCACTTGTCTTGAGAAGATAAACGAGAAGAGAAAATAGTTGTTGTTGTTATATATAGGGCGAATGCGATATTCAAGCCGCTACAGATGGTTGCAACGTACCATCCGTCCACCAAGTATTAATTTAAAAAGAAAGGATTTGATTATGAAAAGGTATGTAGTAGAAATCGTTGATAAAATTACCTACAAGGTAACGCTAGACGCTGCATCATCCGAAGACGCAGAGAATACCGCAAGACGTTTGCACGATTTGGGTTGTTTGGAGAATGGCGAGTTGGAAAGTGTTATATTTGATGTAGAAGAGAAGGAGGGCGAGTAAGATGAAGAAACAGAAAGTATTTGTGTTGATTAAGCACGGAGCAGACAACCAAGACTATTCGGGCGTTAATGTTATCGGAGTTTACTCCACCAAGACCGCAGCAAAGGAGCGGATGGAAGAAGAGGAGGATAATATCCTAGGTTTCTACAAGGAGGAATATCCCGATAACTATGAAGTGTCGGAAGACAAGGACGAATCATCATGGAGTTGTTCTTGCAAGGATAGTATTATGTTTGATGAGTTGTTAATAACAGAAAGTGAAATGGAATCATGATAAAGAAATTTCTATTCAACGAGTTCGGTGTATGCACGAATCCTGACAAGACAGAAATCGGCAGCGGAATCCCCCATATCGAAATATCCACAGCTTATGTTAGAGGAAAGTGGACGTATGGTGTGACATACATGCTAGCAGATAGAGGAGGGGCGTTTGGAACTAACCTCAGCAACACGAATTGGTTCAAGACACAGGAAGATGCCATAGAGCATGCTTTGAATTGGGCAAAACATTGGCTGAACGTACAGATAGAGCAAGAGCGCAACCGGAATAGTTCTGTTTGCAAGAGCGCAGCTAAGATACTGAAGGAGATAGAAAATCTACTCCCGAAGAAGAGATATGTACAACTAGAATTATTTGAGTTTTAAGAATATGAACAAGCAAGAATTTATCTTCGTTTTCCCTCAGTCGGGGGAGACGATAACAACGAAAATGAATCCTTTGGCGGTGAAGGATGCAGCCGTGAAGTATCTGAAAATGCAGAACGAGGTAAGAGGAGACATCTGTATCATCAAGAACGCCCATGAAGATGTTGTGGCAATGGCCTACGTGAGCGAAATGATGAAGGTTTCCTTCTTCACCGAGGATGAAAGTGTGAACGACATCAAACCGATAGGAGTAATCGAGGAAGGAGGTAAGCAATGAAAGCAAGACTAGCAAAGAAGATACTTCTAGGTTCAGAAAAGAAGAAACGATATTGGACGAAACGAGTGATTAAAGCTTCTTTTGGTTGGAAAGAAGACCACAGGGTAGTGAAAGCACTTCAAATTTACCATCGCAAGAGTAGAAGAAAGGGGGTAAGCTATGAGTAAACAGGAATGGTTCGTGCTCTTTATCTTCTTATTCACGATACTGATGGCAATATTAGGTTGAGGATATGGAAAAGGCAAGAATCATAATCTACGATGATTGGGCGATACTCGATGAGACAGAGACCTTCTTCAAGGATAAAGCCTATCTTATCGGTATTGCCAAATCTACCCTTCAGCAGACGCCCGATGCGGTAATTGCTGAAGTTTGGGTAAATGACCGGCTGAAAATGAAGTTCCGCATCAATAGCAAGGGCAAGGTTCAGCAATGCAAGGTCAGTCAGCATCCAGGGTGGGGTGGTCGCAGAGAGCGAGCCGGAGCACCGAGCAAGGGCGCAGCTGCCCTCATCTACAGGGTTGTGACGCATGTAAACGAAGAAACGTTGGAGTTTTGCGAATCTCTAGGTCGAAACAAAGGCGAATGGATCAGACAGGCTATAGCCGAGAAACGAGAACGTGATGACAAGGAAAAAGCAGGGCACTAGGCTCTGCTTTTTCTGTTTCTTCTTGACTTTGTCCGGATAGGAAAGTAATTTTGTATTCGCCCATTCATATTCACAAAGCAGTAGTATATCCATTTAGTGCTATAACCACCAAGAAAAGACTTCAACGAATACCTGATTATCTTAGCCTTGCGCCTAAACCTGTAACCTTGACTTTCCCAATACGGACGAGCCTTCTTCATTTGCTTTTTAGCTTTTCTAATACTAGTCATACGCTACTTCTTTTTTGTTCTGTAAATATTTCAAGCACTCCTTGGCGATAGTGCTTACCGCCTTGGAATATTCATCATCGTATAACGATTCGTTACCATCATACCTAGAAAGGTATTTCTTTCGTTTCCTGTCTGTATCAGACATGATTTTAAGCTTTGCGACAATCACTTCATTACTGGTTACCTTATCAAGAAACCACAAAAGGTTAGTTAACGCTAACTTGTTTGGTTCATAATCGTCAACATTTGATGATTCAGACAGCCTTCCTTGAATGTATTTCGTAAGTCTATCTTTGTAATTTATACATTCTTCAAAATAGAATACGATAGGCTTATCGAAAGAAGGGGTAAGTAGACCATAAGCAATACTCATACTTACTTGGAACTTTGCAGCACCTCTAAGCAAACCTTCAGCCTGTTCTCTTATAGATTCACGGAATTGTTCGATATTCATATCCCGCTTTCTAAAGTTACAGGCGCGGCAAGAAGGCATGTAATTCTCCATACTATCCTCACCATGAGAAACGACATACTTACCTTCCTTATCACTCCAACGAGGGTAACCGCCACGATTCTTAGGAACGAAATGGTCTACTTGCATATCTTCGAACTTTATTTCTTTTCCGCAGTATGCGCAATGATGGCCGTACTTCTCCCAAACCTTGATTCTATCTTCCTTTTTCATAAATTATTTCAGTTCGTCAAAATCAAACCACTCAATCTTATCGTAACACTCGTACAGAACTTCTATACGCTGTGTTCCGTCTTCTCTAGTGACAAGCCATACGTCATCACTCATTGCTCCATAATGAGGAGCCGTAGGTTTTAAACCACCTCCACTATATCGGAACATCACCCACTTTCTTAATGGTGGCTTATCTTCTTTTAGGTCGTGCCATAATGACGTATCCGAGTCTGACCTAGAGAGTTCTTCCAAAGCTACCTGCAATGTGTTTATGATGTGGTTTTTTACATTTCCTTGTATGTAGTCATCATCTGTAGCTTTTGTAAAACGGATAGTTTTTTCTATCAACTCTTTAGCTTTCTTCTTAGCCCAATAATCGGCAGCTTCCTTCAAGTACTTATCCATTACCTTTATCAACCTTTCCATCTTCTTTATGATTTTCTTTCTTACCTCTGTATTTCTTTTGAAATTCGTTGAGCATATCGAAGAACGCACACGGATTATTGGCAGCGGTTTTGGCGATAGACTTTTCCTTAGGCAACTTACGTGCATCATATTGTCCGTGTTTATGTAAGACACCCCTAAGTGCATAGAATAGCGCAGCAAAAATCTCACCTTCAGCCATGTTTTCGTCTCTGTTCCATTCAGCCCGTATATTGACTTTCAACGTATTCTCTAACGTCCCATCATCTTTGGGTTGAATGATATGTTCAAACGGACGATAGCCTCTTAACGAAATTTCCAATGCACTAGGAGCAATATCCCTAGAAAAATAGGTATCAACATCAAGTACAATATCCGTATCAGCAGGAACTCTGCTTAGAATATCAACGAACTCGCCAGCCTTACCTAGATAGGTTTATGCGGATAACCTTCTGTATATTTCATACTATCTTGTGCATTTTAGCGATGCGTTCTTTAAAAGCATCATAGTCCTGTTTACTAATCTCAATAACGCTCTGGACGATTACTGTTCCACTAACCATATCATCCTTGAACTTCTCTTCCACGTCCGTGATGATTTCCATGAGAGGATAGAACTTAATATCCTTCTTATCTCCTCTAACACTACACGTAACCGAATTGACGCTAATTTTGTCATCCTTGCGCATGAAGGATGCCACTGCATAATAATATCTTTCAACTTCCATAAGCTATAATTTTTTACAAAACAACGGATTAACTCTTTTTCTGAACTCAGCAAGCGTACATGGATATTTCGCTTTTGTCTTGTGATAATGCCTGTAGCGGTGTATCTTCCAAAAAGAATTTACGAAGTCCTTACATTTCTTGAAGGTGCAAACACAAGTGCAATCCTTACATCTACCTGTCGAATGCATCCAGCAGTATGCAAAAATAAGACGCTCTTTTATAAAACTTCCCATAAGCCTACAACTTTTCTAATTCTTCCTGTAAGTCATTAACTCTCTTCTCCATTTTGGCGATAACCATCGCTCTCAGTCCTTTGATAACATCCTTATCGAGAAGGTAATCTATGTTAAGAACACGTCCGTGGTCGCACCTTTCTTCAAGGTTAACTCTTAAATCCACATCATAATGGCTATTTGCAAACTGCAAAAGTTCTCTTTCACTATCGAGTTTCTTCTTTAACTCAATAGCTTTCGTTAAATCTTCTTCTTTCATACGCTATGTATTTTTAATGTTTTTTTGTCTTTTCTATGTTGTATTGGTCGCAAATATCACAATAAGCACCATACGCCAATTGGTCTGCCAATTCGTTATAAGTATTCCCATCGTGACCTTTTACCCAATGGAAACGAACTCCTCCAACATGAGCAACACACTTCTTATACAACTCATACAAATCCGGATTTTTCTTTGGCTTGTATGATTTAGAAAGAACCAATATGCAATACTGACTATCGGTGTAGATGTCAATAAAGGCACCATCCGGACAGGCATTTACTGCACTTATAATTGCAAGAAGTTCCATACGATTGTTGGAAGTGTTTAGCTGACCATGATTTTTCATCTTTGCAATCTCGCCATCTTTGAGGATAACGTAAGCTGAGCCACCGGCACGTTCTTTTGAAAGGTTGTCACAGGATCCGTCTGTATAGGCAACATAGTGAAGACCATTGTCCGGAAACTCCTCATCTATCTCATTGATGATAGTTTTTTCTCTTGCGCCTTTTTTAATGTCAGACTTAGTTTTCCCAAATCTTTTCATAACTATCGCATTTCGAGAATTTACCATTGCTTTCCAATCTTTTGGAGATTCGCCATTATTCTTTAACCAATGGGTTTTCTCCATTTCAGCCCAAAGTTCATTAGACCAATCATCCCATCCTCTACCTTTTGCGTAAGCATCAAACTCTTCACGCGTAGGTACGCACACGCTAGGTTGTTTATAATTAATTTTATTCATAACGATATATAATTTAATTTATATTTTTTCTTGAAATGGAGGCAACTAGCAGAATGGCTTGACCCTTCGAAAGCCCCTTACCCACGCATTAACGTGAGCAGGTGGCAAGTTGAAGTATAACCCCGTCAGGAATTCCACAACACATCACCTCTAAGTAACTATGATGATGCAGCACAGTTATCAGCGTTACTGCTGCTCCTCCAGCCTTCTGTGCTTGACTAGCCCTGCTGTTCGCCATGAGGTTTCCACCTTGCGGATTTATCGTCTCCCGATGCGGTGCGTTGGCTTGCGTTTCTTCTCGGTTCGACTAGTCATTTTCAAAATTGGGGAAACAGAAAACTCCCCAAAGTTGTGTTGCGACCAACTAAGGGGAGTGAAATATATCGTTACCTATTGAGCTTAGGCTACAATAAATCTATGTCTTCTTGTGCCAATCGCAACTTGACGAGTGCAAAAGTAAGAAAAGTATTTGAAACCACCAAATTTCAACTTTTGCAAAATATAGTTAAAAAGTAATTAAAAATTTGTGTTATAAAAATGTTATCACTATCTTTGCACACGAAAGATAAGTGGCTGATATAGACAGTTTTGTGAGAAATTGGTTGTGACCCCAACGGAATCACTTTTTAGGCGTAAAAACGCAACGTTTAGTCAAGAAAAAATCAAATAAGCAGTCTATATAATGTATTGAATAACAGATACTTATATAGATTGCTTTTTGTTTTTTAAAGAGATATGTCATAAAGATTGATTTTCTAAACCAGTTTAAAACCGGTTTAAACGCATTTTGGGTGTAACTATCTGAATTACAATAGTTTGTATCATTCACGCAAATTGTTGAATCGGAAGGTGTGTTATCAATGTGTTATCACCTTGTAAAAAATGTGTTATCAAAATGGCAAAAATTAATTTAAGTATTATTCACAATCGTTTGAAGCGAGCGACCTCAAAACATGAAGTTTCGGTAGAATTATGCTTTTGTGCCAAGCGTCAAAGGAAGTACTTTTCCACAGGCGTAAAAGTGACAACTACACAATGGTCTGATGCGTCAAAGATGGTTATCAAGAGAAAAGATGCGGATGAACTGAATGAAATCATACAGGCATACCGCGCGAGAGCAAACGAAATCATCAGCAAGATGGTTAAGGAAGGCTGTTGTGACTTAAATGTGGTTATCTCACAGATGAATGGAGAAGACGAAGGAACTTCTTTCATCGAGTACTGCGAGAGAAGACGAAATGAGCGTAAGGTGTGCGAGCATACCAAGAAACGCTATGATGTCTTTATTAAATTCTTGAAAACATGGGGAAAGATAAAATCGTTTCAAGACTGCAATGTGTCGAAGGTGCGTGCGATGGATGAGTATCTCCACAGACAGGATAAGGCTCAATGTACCATCTACGACTATCACAAGTATCTTAAGTTGTTCATCAATGATGCGATGATAGACGGACTTATTGAGCAGAATCCTTATAAGTTTCTGCCATTCCATATTGGCAAGGGAGAAAAGCAGTATGTTGATTGTGTCACAGAAGAGCAGTTTGCTGCCATCAAGCAACTGAAACTCTCAACACCTCATATTCTCCATGCAAGAGATTTGTTCCTCTTCCAATGCTATACCGGACTTGCTTACTCTGACCTTGCATCGTTCGATTATACTAACTGCGAGGAGATTGGCGGCAAGATGTTCTATCACGCTAAGAGAACGAAAACAGATACTGATTTCGTATTCCAACTTCTCAAACCTGCCCTGGAGATACTACAGAAGTATGACTTCAAGCTGCCTAGAATGACGAATCAGAAGTATAATGATTATTTGAAGGCGATCGGGCAGATGGTTGGAGTTGACAGACTGCATACCCACATGGGTAGAGCGACTGCGGCAACCTTATTCTTGTCGAAGGGTATGCCTATCAATATCGTGGCAAGGGTGCTTGGACACACTACCTTGCGTCAGACTACTAGATACGCACGTACATTAAATAAGGACGTACAATCTGCTTTCGATGCCCTCGAAGGCAAGATGTAATATAACAAGGGGAGTCTTCGCAAAGAAGGCTCCCCTTTATCGTATCAGCCGACAAGGCTTTTGTCTCTTTCAGCAATCTTCTCGCTGATGATTTGCTTTAACTCCTTAACCACTCCTTCCTGTACTAGCAACTTTACTTTTGTTTCTGCTAGTTCTTTCAGCAGTTTTTCGTCCGTCTGCTTGTCTGCATCGTAAAACATACTGCCTCTGCCACAAAGTAGCCAATCTGCTGATATGTCTACGTATGTAGTCAGTATTCTGTCTATAAACTCCATTGAAGGCTCCTTTGTGCCGTTCAAATAATTGTTCGTAGCAGCAGGTTTTGCCCCGATAGCGTCAGCAAACCCTCTGTTAGTCAGCCTGTAATGGTCTCTTACCTCGTTGATTCTATCTCTTAATCCTTCCATACTGCTAGTGTTTATATTTGTGTAAATACGTAAATTAACTATAAATTAAGTCTATATCCTTGGATATTTGTCTATAAACATGTATCTTTGCATCCGTAAACGAGAACAAAACTCGTTCAAAACTTATTTATGGTGCAAATTTACAAAAAATAATATGGATAAAGTCGTAAAAATAGAAAAAATATTGATTGATAAAGATAAAATTCCTAAAATCATGAAAATTTTTGGTTGTGGCAAGACTACTGTCTACAATGCTCTTGCTTACCGGAGTAATAGCCAACAGGCTCAGGACATTCGTTCCTGTGCTCTGAATCGCTACGGAGCAGAGCCTGTTAAGGTGCCACAACTAGTGAGTGTGTAAATGTGTGAAATATTTGGCTGTTGAACTTTTAGATTAGTTATTCAGACAAAATGCGTTTTAAATTGGATATGCGTGAGCATAGAGTTAAACGATTGCTTAAGAAAGGTTCTTTTTCTTATTTGTAAACTATCAATTCACACTTGTGCGTGAGCATAGGAGTGATACATGGGAATCGAGCTAGCTCACTCGGAGTGAGCGGGGAAACCCGAGCAAAGGCGTTCAACTCGCCTCGAATCCCCAAAATAGTTTTGGATATTGTTATTATAATGTTTCTTGAAATCGTTAGGTGTGGAGCGGTATAGACCCAGTGGCAATATAAGTTGTTTGCGTTGAATTCATGCGCCACGAACCAGAAGGAAATGTTGTGGTCGAGCATTCTACCAGCACCTTTCGTTTTATACCTTATTATATATAGCGATTTCCGGAACAATCCCATTGTCCGTTTTTGGACATAAGTTCTTTGACATATTGGAAAAGTGTAAAGTCGAATAGTGTTAAGTCATTATAAGGGGATCCCCGAGCATCAGTCTTTATGACTGATAGCTAAAGCGGTGAGCATGGCTCTTAAATTCATGGTAGCGCATGATGCCGTTATCCACCGATAGTGTAACTGGTAGCACGCCCGAAACTGTTTTGTGTAAATCCTTAATACATTCTTATCAAATCGGGAAGTTGGGTCCGAATCCTACAGGTGGGCTATTAGGTATTTGTTTGTTGTGTATGATTATTCGCTGCAGCGGCAGCAAACATTGTTTAAAACAAATTTTGACTCTTTCCTGCTCGTCCGTGAGGATAGGCAGGTTTTTCTTAAACTTCAAAATCAATGGCTTATGATAGATTTATCCGAACCTACTCTCCACAAGTACCGGAGAAAGGTTCTCGAAATATACAGAGAACTCGAAAGAAACCCTTGGGCACCCTTGGGAATCTTCGAGTCAAAGCTGAGGAAAATTAATATCCTCAACTCGAAAATTAAAAATGTGTCCTCAGACATCGGAAAGCCCGAGGGCGAGTATTCAAACTTTACAAATGATAATTACATGCAATATGGGTTTAAAAAGGAAAACTCCTCTCAAGAGGACACCTATAAAGAAGACTCCTTGGGATAAAGCCAAGAAGGAACAGGAAAAGAAGAAGGCGAAAGCTATTCCATCCAAGCAATCCTTGGTGAAGAAGCTCGATAGAATCTTTCAGCTATACATCAGACTTCGTGATGTAAACGATCAAGGAGCATTCAGATGTATTTCTTGTGGAAGATACAAGCCGTTCAGTCAGATGGATGCCGGCCATTTCATAGGCAGAGCCTCGATGTCATTAAGATATTGTGAGACTAATGTGTACGGACAATGCCGTTACTGCAATCGTATGCTGAATGGAAATCTACTAGATTATCGTAAAGCTTTAGTCAAGAAACTAGGAGAAGATAAAGTGGAATGGTTGGAAAATACTAAGCACTCCACCAAACAATACTCCATCTTCGAACTTCAGACTCTCATAGATTACTATACAAAGGAAGTCAAGAAACTTAAAATAGAAAAGAACTATGATGAATGGAAGTGAAGAATGGCGAGATATAGAAGGGTATGAAGGTATTTACCAAATATCTGATTGCGGACGTGTGAAGTCTTTAGAAAGAATGGTTCCTTGGGGAAAAGGAATTAGACATATCAAGGAAAGGTATCTTAGACCAGATATTAAAAAGAATGGGTATCTTTTTTATCATCTTCATCCAGGAGACGGAACGGAGAATAGCGAATACGCTCATCGTTTGGTTGCACAAGCGTTCATCACGAATCCATTACACAAAAAAGACGTAAACCATATTGATGGCAACAAGTTGAATAATTGTGTTGATAATTTAGAATGGGCAACACGCTCTGAAAATCAGATTCATGCCTATAATGTTTTGAAAAGGACTAGAGAACACCCTATAGGTTGGGATAATAAGCTAGCAAAGCATATCGTACAGCTAAACTTGGATGGTTCTTTTGTGGAGAAATGGGCAAGTTCGCGTGACTTCCAAAGACAGACAGGTAAGGTTGAGTCAAATGTTAGGCGTTGTCTGACAGGTAAACAGAAAACAGCTTATGGCTTTAGATGGATGTATTTAGAAGATTATCAGAAGGAAGTAGACAAACTTTTAGAACAGAAACATTTATAAGAATAGATTATATGAGTAAATCAGGTACAAAAATCAATGTAGAATTGGTAACACATGGGTGTTTCCCAACGAAGTCGTATGAGACGGATGCCGCTTACGACCTTCATTGTAGTAAGGACACGGAAGTAATTCCAAACAAACGCTTTTACGTTCCGCTCGGGTTCAAGATACAGCTTCCATCAAATATGAAATTGCTGATTCAGCCGCGTAGTGGCATGTCGGGCAAAGGTATGTTGTTGGATGTTTATTTCCCTTCTTGGTTCCTACATGGCGACTATCTAGGCAAGGTCAGAGCAAATCTTGACGTGATTCTCGGTTTGATTGATTACGGCTATGGCGAAGAAGTCCATGCTATCGTCAAGTCGGGCAGATGGAGGTTAAAGCATCGCATCATGCGTATGCTCGGTTTCAAGTTCGTTATTCCTTATACCCAACGCATCTGTCAGGGTGCCTTCACTTACGTTCCAGATACTAACTTGGAACTTGGCAAGGTAACCGGCACTCGTAGTGGTTTAGGATCAACAGATAAGAATTAGTTTTTAGCGTAATTTTTCATAAATTTGAATTTATTTTCCTGCTCGTCCGTGAGGATAGGCAGGTTTTAAAAAAAACGAAATCATGAAAAAAAATATCAGACAGAATTTCTTCAATCATATCAAGAAGGTACTTGATATAGTTGACAAGATGGGGGATGAGGCAAAGCATTTCCGCTGCATCGTCCTCATGGGTGACAGAACCATTCCGAAGGCATACGCATTCATGCACGCATCGCCCGAAGACCTCAAAAATCTTATCTTGAACGCCATGCGCAATAGCGACCAGTTCACCTACGCTACAGCAAGGGCATTCGAGGAATACGATAAGGAACTGAGAAAAAAAGAAGAAACTTTAAACAAAGATAAAAATGAAGAAAATCCTATTCAAGACACTTAAACTGCACAATTTCTGTGGCATCCGTGCCGGAGTCTTCGATTTTGGAGAAGACTTAACCGTTATCTCGGGAGACAACGGAAGAGGCAAGAGCACTATCGGCAACGCCATCATGTACACATTATTCGGTACTGATACCAACGGCATGCAGCTCGACATCAAAACCTTCGATGAGAATCACAATATTATCAAGGAGATAGAGCATTCATCCGAGTTGGTTATGTTGGTAGATGGTGATGAAATCTCGTTCAAGCGAGTTCTGACCGACAAGTGGAAAGGAGATAAATGCACCAACACCTTCAAGTACTATGTTGATGGAGAATTGACTACCGCCGGAGATTTCGACAAAGTAGTTAACAACATCTTCCAAGAAGACCCATTTGCGTGGTGCATCTGTCCTAATCTGTTTCTTGGTATGACTTGGCAGAATCAGCGTGCATTCCTTCAGTCGTTGGCAGGTGACATTTCTGTCGAAGACATCACGAAGGGCGAAGAGAAGTATGATTATCTTGTTGAACTCCTCAAACAGAAAGATATTGATGCCATCCTTCACCACCTCAAGCACAAGCGTACAGAAGTTCAGAAAGAACTCGATGCGGTCCCTATCAGGCTTGCCGAACTCGACAAGACCCTTCCTCCAAAGCAGGATTGGGAGGCCATGGAGAAAGAAAAGGCTGAGCTGAAAGAAAAACTGGTGGAGATAGACAACAAGATTCAGCAGATTCGCACCGGTGGAGCAGACAGAGTTCGCCTTGACGGAATCCGCAAGAAGATTGAGTTCGCTGAAAAGAGCAAGCGAATGATGGAGCAGGGCGCAGACAAGAAGTCTACCGATAACATGACCAAGCACCAAAGCGATGTTCTCAACGCCAACGCAGCCTTCAATAAGGCAGAATCTACGGTTGATAACCTCAAAGCAGTTATGGGTGGCTATCCTACCACCGAGGTTCAGATAAACGCTCAGATTGAAGAGTGCAAGAAGAAGGTTAGCGACTTAAACAAGCGTAGCGATGAGATTGCCAAGCGCACTTGGAAATGGGATGATAAGGAAGGTTTTTGCCCTCATTGCGGTCAGGCTCTCCCTCTAGGTGATGTTCAGCTCCTTAAACAGGAATCTCAGAACCGGTTCAACTCTCGCAAGGCAGATGATATGAAGGAACTCAACAATGAGTTTGCCAAACTCCAAAGCGCATACACCGAACTCAACAAGGAGTTGGATAAACTGAATGATGATCGTCAGACCACCACAAACCAGCTCGTCAAGGCTCACCAAGCACTCGCTGAAGCTGAAAAGCATAAGGCAGAAGTTGATGCCGATGTTCCTAGCACCTACGAGCAGATTCTTGCCTCAAAAGAAGAGTATCAGCAGGTAGTGAAAGAGATTGGTGAGTTGCAGACAGAACTCGACAAACCATCAGATAACAACGAGGATAACGACAAGTTACTTCAAGCACTCGCTGAAGAGCGAAAGCCGCTCGCTGACAGATACGATGAAGTCCTCGAACTCCTCGCCTCAAAAGCATCTTACGACAACACAATGGCTCATATCGAAGCAGCACAGAAGGATAAAGCCATCTTTCAGGAGCAGCTTGATGATATTGATGATAAACTCAACATCACCAACGAGTTCTATCAGTTGTCTTGCAAGGCTCTCGAAGATAAGGTCAATCAGCACTTCCGTTTCGTAAAATGGAGTCTGTTCCTTCCAAAACTCGATGGTGAGAAGAAACATTATTGCGAATGTTATCATAATGGTGTGCCTTACAGCCGCCTCAATGGTGCTGCCAAGGTGAATGCCGGAATCGACATCGCGCGCACTATCGGGCAGTTCTATGGTGTATCGGTTCCTGTCGTGCTAGACGAATGCGAAAGTGTTAACCATCCGCTCAGTACAGGCGGTCAGCAAATCCGTCTTGTAGTATCAAAGGATGATAAACTGAAGGTTGAGTATTTCGCTTTGGCCACAATGGATTGAAACGCATCATGCAAATCAAGACGAAGTTCGACATAGGTGATGCTGTCTATCTGCTCGATGGGTACAAAATCCGACGTGCAAACATCGTGGGCGTATTCTTTCAGCAGATAGGCGAGGCACCTTGCTCTATTCAGTATAAGTTCGCAGTTTTCCCTACAAGGAAAGAAAGCGAAGTGTTTAAAACAAAAGAAGAATTAATCAAACATATAAGTAAATAAAAATCATGGCAGAAACAGCAGTAGCAAAAGCACAGCCTTCTCAGAAGGCAGTAGCAGTTAAGAATTTTCAGGCGGTAATGAACAATAGTTATTACCAAAGCCTGTTGCAGAGTTCACTCAAGGAGAACAAAGGTGCTTTTTGCACCTCACTCATGGAAATCTTTTCATCCGATGAAAAGTTGCTCCAGTGCAAACCGAATGACTTGATGGCTGAGGCTCTGAAAGCAGCCTCCCTTCGCTTGCCTCTCAATAAGCAGCTAGGGCAGGCGTATCTCCTTCCGTTCAAGAACAAAGGAGTAATGACTCCTACGCTCGTTATCGGTACGAAGGGTTATCTCCAGTTGGCTATGCGTACTGGCAAGTACGAGACAATCAACGCTGATGTCGTATACGAAGGCGAGTTCAACCATTACGACAAGGTTACAGGAAAGCTTGACCTTTCGGGCGCTCAGATTTCAAATACTCCAATCGGCTACTTCGCCTACTTCAAGAAGAAGGATGGTCTTACCAAACTTCTCTATATGACACTTGATGAGGTATGCCGGTACGCAAAGCAGTATAGCCCTACCGTTAAGTTTAGCGAAAAGGTCGATGCTGAGAAGCTGAAGGAAATGGCTCTCAAGCAGGCTGCCAACGGAAGTGGAGAAGGCGTAGGATGGTATTCCAACTTCGAAAGTATGGCCATCAAGACTGTTCTCAGAAGACTCCTGTCGAAGTGGGGAGAACTCTCTATCGAATCAAATGACATCACAAATCTTGATGAGGCTCCTTCTGCCATCGTTCAGCGTGATGAGGAGTTTGCCGAGGCAAAGAACGTTATCACGGTCAATGCTGATACCGGCGAAGTCGTGAATGCCGAGGAAGTACATGATGAGCAGCCACAACAGGCTCAAAAGTTTAGCTTGAGTTAAGTATGAAGCTGATAGTAGTCAATAGCAATAGTCAAGGCAATAGCTACGTACTGGAGTCTAGCGATGGTCAGCAGCTCTGCATAGAGGCAGGTCGTCCGTTGCAGGAAGTAAAGAAAGTTGCAAACCTCAAAACATCAAAATGCGTGGGAGTGATTATCAGTCACTCCCACGGCGATCATGCAAAAAATGCCAAAGACTTTCTGAAAGCAGGAATTGATGCTTACTCTACCGAAGAGTTATCCGAGAAATGCAAGGGAGTAAAAGGCATGATTAAAGAACAGACCTATCATCTTGGCGCTTTCAGCATAACCCCGATGAAGGTAGAACACGATGTTCCTTGTTTCTCTTTCCTCATTCATCATCCGGAAATGGGAACCATGATGTTCTTCACCGATTGCTACAATATGGAAAATGTAGTTCAAGGGTGCCGCTACTTCTTGGCAGAATGCAACTATGATGATTCTCTCCTAGAGAAAGCTGTAAACGAAGGCAAGACGATAGTCAGCCAAGCCGACCGCATCCGGCTTTCCCACATGAGTCTGGCTCACTCTATCGAGTATCTCAACGAATGCAAGGCAGCCAATACCGCCAAGCGCATCGTCCTTATTCATGGTTCTGCACGCCATCTTAACCCCGATGTTGCCGTAAACAAATTCCAGCAGGTCCTCGGTGTACCAACCGACTATGCTTGCAAGGGTTTAGTAATCAATCTAATTTAATTATAATAATATGAGTGTATACAATCCTAATGATCCTCGCGACTATCTGAGAATCGTGAAGGAAGTTCAGAAAGCCAAAGAATGTGGGTACAATATCGAACTGAAGAAGTTTCACCCCATTCAGACCGATAAGCAGTCCAGTTATCTTCACTTCATGATTAGCTATCTCGCCCTAAAGTTAGGGCAGACCTTCTACGAAACGCTTCGTGATATTCAGCGCAACGTTTGCAGCTACATCTTCTATACCGATGAGGTAGACAAGACAGGTAACCGCAAATACAAGCCTCTCACTTCCCTCAATACAGCAGAGGCTAGCAGCGTTATCCGAAACGTGATAGATTATGCAAATGTCCGCAGCATCATGATTCCGGAACCCGATGATCAGGTAGGCTTGCAGTATTGCAAGCGAGAACTCGAGAACTCGGGTGCCGGTTGGGTATAAAATCATCAAAATCATATAGCTTATGAAAACGTTAAAGGAAATCCATTCGGAGGCAAATAAATATTCGGAAAGCGAACCTCTTCAAGATGCTTTTGTAGCCGGTGCAAGATGGGCGCTTACGGGTAAGTACTACAAGCCTTCTGAGTTGTTCAACAATAATGCCGAAGTGGAGACGGTAGACTTGGAGGTTGAAGAATCTTCTGCTATCATCCAAACTGAGCCAGCTCCAACATTTGAAGAGTTTTGGGAAGCTTATTCTTATAAGAAAGGTAGGAAAAAGACCGAAGAAAAGTGGAACAGGCTAAAGCTAGCCGATAAATTAGCTTGCATGGCAGCCGTTCCTGCTTACGTAGCATCGACCCGCAAGCCGACCGACCCGATCGTAACTCATGCTAATATACCCTTCCGCATGCATCCACTCACTTATCTGAATGGTGAAAGATGGGAAGACGAAATAGAAACACCTGTAAATTATGAACAACAACGGAATATCCAACGTTCAGAGCGCGCTGCCCGACTCATCGCGAGTGCCTATCATCAAGGATAAGGCAAACTATCAGCGTCCTGCAACCTTAACTGAGGCTATAACGAAGAATAAGGAAACCATGTTGGACATTCAGAAACGTGGTGGACTAAGAGACCTCGTAGGATGGGTAACAGGACGACTGATTGACCTTCTCTATTATCTGGGCGCCTACGATAATGCAACAGATTATCAGATTCAGTTGCTCGCTCAGCGTATCTGTACAAAGTATTTCTACATAACTCCTGCCGAACTTGATTACTTCTTCGTAGCATTCACCAATGGCGAATACAACAAGCTCATCAACAACGGAAAGACAATCAATCCACAGGATATAATGAAATCCTTGATAGCTTACGAGGCAGACCTGCTGAAGGAGCGTGGAAGGGTAGAGGACGAGCGCAGAAAAGAAGAAGAGCGACTGAAAGCGATAGAGGATGCAAAGAAACCTCATGGCATAGAGGCATGGAGAAACTACTGCAAGTCGAAGGGTTTAGACCCCGATACACATACATTGCCGTCCGTCAGCCTACATGATGTCAACAAGGAACTGAACATTCAAAATCCTGGAAGAATGACCGACTTAAGATAAACAAACAATAAAAATGAAAGTTATGAATACAATTCAAACAGATGGTATCATAGTGCTAGCTATCCTGTGGTTGGTAGCTATAGCAATCATCGTTGCAGACCGCATCAAATACCGCAAGTACTATTCTAGTAAAGGTAAGATGGTGGTCCTTCGCATCAACAATCCCGATGTACGGGACCGCCTCAACTCAGAGGGCTTATCTCTCTGTCAGTGTGCTTACTATAACACACACAAGTATCTCTACACCATCGAAGGTGATCATATCTGTGGTTTTACCGAAGAATGCACTCATCTGATAGAAGATGCTATCAAAAACCATCAAGAGGTAATTGATTGTGATATTGATGTCAGCAAGTTCGTGAGCGAGGTCAAGAAGTTACAACAGGAGCATGAAACTAAAGAGGAGAAGTAAGTATGATAGACGAAAGAAGAATAGAAGAAGCTGCACAACTTGACGATAAAGAATACTACGATAGATTATCGGATAATGATAGATGCTTCTTCGAGTATGGTTTTAGACGTGGATATAATCGAGCTTTGAAGGATTTGTGGCATCCTGCTAGTGAGATACCAAGTGAAGGAAAACCTTTAATAGTAGAGTATAGTATTACAGATACTATTAAAGATTATGCATCATTAAAGAGGTTAAATAATAGTTATGTTTACTGGGATTGGGTTTCTTATTTTGAAAGCGCAAATATAACTCGGTGGCTCTACATTGATGATTTACTGCCAAAGGAAGGAGGCAATCAATGAAAACATTTGTATTTGATGTTATGCTCGACGGAAGATTTGTCTGCACATTAAAGTACAAATATTGTGCGCTATTCCCGATAGATTTTGAAGATTTAGAGAAGTTCGTCCTCCAAAAGAGACCTACTTTGAAAGGTAAGGATTTGAAAAAGGCAAGAAATACGATGTAGTTGATGCCGAGCAGGGAGATTGCGTTGGGTGTTGCTTTAATAAAGATGGTTGTACCTTAGATATATCTATTCCTTGTAGGGAAGGATTTATTTACAAAGAGATTATAGAAAGTGACAATGAAAGAGTTTAAAATTATTATGACTTCTATTACCTATTTACTGATTGGTGTACTGGAAGCACATTGCTACTATTTATTTGAGGCTTATGCAATTGCACCTCTAGCATTCCTGACTCTGTTTGGGTTCATCGTAACTTTTGGAATAGTAGTAATTAAAGATTAATAGTATGAACGATATAGAGCAGATATGTCAAGAGATTCAATGCCCACACTTCATAGTATGGAGCTTCGGATATGGTGATTGTATATCTTGTAAGTTGCAAGGTCAAAGCTACAATATAGAATCTGTAGCCGATGATTGCCCTTACAAGGATAAGTTCAATAAACGTAAAAAGTAAAGAAAATGAAACAGAAATTATTAAGTATCAAATATAGGTTAGTTGCTTTGTGGTGGTTCTTAACAAGAAAGAACTACTACCTTCTGTCATACAACAGCAGAGTAGGTAAGACATTGGAAAGCACTAATATTGTAATTCCCGAGTTCATCGAATGGGTAAGAAAGAAGCATGGTGTGCCTACCAACCATGAGATAATCATGGAGTTGAAGAATATTGGTAACATCTGTAGAAGTACAGATATTCTTGCATATAATGAGATTAAGGCATTGATTGAGAAACTTGAAAAGTAAAGCGTATGGCACAGAAATATATTATTGGTGATATTGTTATGTATAAAACAGAATACATACTATTATAGATATACTTGCATCATATGGTTATGAATTATCTTATGTAAGGCATCCAGTAAGCCCAGTAAGATTATCTAGAGCTCCTCTTACTACTGAGATTCTAGAGAAGAATGGGTGGAAGAATTTATATGAGAAATTCTTTGAGAAGAACGTTAACGATATCCGCTTAACAATAGAGTTTAGCGAAAATATATACGTTGCTATTAACAGAATCTTTATAATGGAGATACATTATATCCATGAACTCCAGCATCTTCTCTTCGGTCTAGGACTTAACTCAGAAATGGAGGTGTAGGTATGGCAAAGAGAATTATTATAAAGTTACATCCAGAGCGATACATAGTTCAAGACAATATGCTATTCGGCTGTATTCCATTCATCTATGTGGCACGAAAGGTGTTTAATACTATAGATGAAGCAAGAGAATATGTTGGAGAGCCTTGCGATGAGTATTGGTTTGCTTAACCGCCTTCGGGCATAAATAGATAGAATATGACAGTAGAAGAATTGATTAACGAATTATCAAAGATTGAGGATAAGACTATGGAAGTCAACTTCCCATATTCTCATGGTACACAAGAAAATGGGCAACCCATGAATGTTGATAGTGTATCAGTATTTGATGATTGTGTTGTAATTTATTAACCATCCCTTATGGGATATAAATATAAGTAATAATGAAAAAGATTAGTACAGAACGTTTGGCAGAGCTTCTTAAAGCTGAATACAAGTTAGACTTGTTGGAAGCAGGTGGAGTTGACAACTGGGATGGCTATGATGTTAGCCTTAGTTGCGAGTATGACGATGAAACAGAATCTTACTTTGATTTCAAAAAGAAGTCAGACGAGGAAATTACCTCTGAGTTTGAAGATGTTGAGTAACTAACTACCCTCTCCTGCAAAAGGGAGAGGGATAATTAAGAAGAATATGTACGCAAAAGTAAAAAAGACAGGAGAAATTTTATATGATGCTTATATGGACGAGATTGATAATGGCTACTATCTCGTTAAAGGCATAGACAAAGAAGGTAAAAAACGCTCGTTCTATCCTCATGAGACTACGGACTTGTATAGTTCAACAAAACTTATAGTTTCTTTCAATAAAAAAGAAGAAGACACTAAACAGGTGTGCTTTCTAGGCAAGGGTGGTTGCGTCTTATGTGGTGGTGGGGAAGACTCAGAGATGAGTAAACTGTGCCATACGCTATGGATGCCACCAAAAGAATATGATAAAGAGCAACATTGTATTTGTAATAGATATGATACTACTTCTTGCAATTTTACAGAAATGGATATGAGTAAAGTGTTTATACTTGCAAAGAATGGTCGTTATATACCTTTTGAGGAAGCACTGAAAATGAGAGAAAGAATTAGTGTATAACAGTATCAAACAGATTCAGACTAACAAGCCAACTCGCAGTCCTCCAAGAGATAGCTGCCGACTATCAAGGCAAAACCATTGACAACATCATTCAGAAGATGGGGGCAAGGCTTGACGAAGTGATTAAACAAGAAACAATTTAGAACTATGGATAAGAAAGAGAAATCAATCAATAGTCATATTGATAAGGCTATAGGCTATTCAGATAAGGCTCATGACGAGTTGCAAATCGCTCTAAATATTGCTTTGGAAGGAAAAGGGCTTAGTGACCAGGAAAAGGAACTTCTAAGCGTTGACTTTGCAACAGGAACAGAAGAAGCCGTAGAGCGTGTTGCCGATGGTAGTTGTAATGATGAGTATATCGGTGCATGGGATAGCTCAATTAGAGACTGCCGAATATCTGAGGTATATCACATGACAGGTGAGCAGATACGTGAATATTTTAATTTGTGACAACTATGAATAAGAAGAAAGTTAAAGAGTTGATACAAGAAGTTATCAGCAGCAATATTGATAGCTTGGAGTTTGGAAGCGATAAGCATAATGCTCCTTTGAGAAAAGCGAATAGCTTATTGCATGATGCTTTGATAGAGTTAGGAAAGTCAGACTGGGTATCTGTTGAGGATGGGTTGCCTCCTTACGGAGAAGAAGTCTTTGTAACAAGCAAGATGGCTTCTGATAATGTTTTCAAAAACAGAAGAGCGGAATGTACTACCGTCCCAAAAGATGGTAATGACTTCATCATCTTATGGGAAGGGAGAATGGCTCGTATCACTCATTGGAAACCTATTGAAAAGTTGGAGGATTAATTATGAATAAAGAAAATATAAAGAAATTAATACAGAAAGCTGAGGAAAATGTTTATGCAATTAATTATAAATATTTAACTACCAGTGTTGATGATAAATTAATAGCTGCTATTGAATACATTATTCAAGCACTTAAAGGTCTTAAAGAGTTGGAGGATTGAATATGATACAAAAACAGACTTGGAAGGATGAAATCAGAATTTTAATAACTGATGAAGAAAATCATGGCTCTGTTCAAATATCTATTCCATTATATGTTAGCGATATTTTCGGCAAGGCTGATGCTCTAATATACGCTCTTTGGGTTGATGTTGTTTATAGAAGAAATGGTGTTGCACAACGCCTGTTACAACTCGCAGAACAACAGGCTAAGTTAAATGGAGTGAAGACAATCGGATTGGAATTTGTTAAAGATGAATCTGATAGATTTGTTCTAGATTGGTATCTGAATAATGGTTATAAGCCATTTAATAAGGAAAGTAATTTATTAATTAAAAAAATATAGTATTAGTTATGTCATGGTTAGCAGTAGATAAAGGTGGCTGTGAACATATTTTTGCAGAAAAACCTTGCAGAAATGAAAGTAATACATTATGGATTTGCTCTGTCGTATATTTATATGGGCAGAGGTACGCAAATACCGGTTGCTGTTACCTTCCTAAAGGAAGCATTAAGAAACTCATCGGAAGAGATTTGTCTTGGAGCGATGAGCCAGTAGAACTTAAAAAAGAATAGTTATGGTTACACAAAAATGTATAGAATATACTATAAATGGTTCTACTTACAGAACAGAGCCTTTTTGTACTCCTTGGGAAATTGAGAGCCGATTACAATCTCTACTTAATTCTTATGGCTTAAATTGGTTTAAGTCAAGTGTAAAGATGATAGTACAAGTTTAAAAGAATAGCGTATGAAACACAGAATATTAGATATGTGTTGCGGATCTCGTATGTTTTATTTCGATAAGCAAGACCCACAGGTTCTTTTTACCGACATAAGAGAATATCACGACACATTATGCGATGGACGCAAATTAGACGTACAACCCGATATGATAGCCGATTGCACTAATTTGCCATTCGAAGATGAAACATTCAATATGGTAGTTTTCGACCCTCCTCATCTGCTAAAAGTAGGTCAGAACTCATGGCTATGCAAGAAATATGGTAAGCTGCCCGAAAATTGGCAAGCATTCATCAACGATTCTATCCATGAGGGCATGAGAGTACTGAAAACTAACGGAACACTCATTTTTAAGTGGAACGAGCAGCAGATAAAGGTTAGTGATGTACTAAAGGCAATCACCGATTACAAACCTATATTCGGACACCGTACCACCATCAAGAACCAAACTATTTGGATGGCATTCATGAAATAAATAACCAACAATCCCCACCCAGCTATCACAGCCGAGTGGGGATTTCTTTTCGCAATGAAACAATCTACTTAAAACCTAATTAATACAACTAACAAAAATAAAAAAGTAAAATCTATACCAATCTATCTATATATTCATCTAAATCCTTTTCGTACCAAACTAGCTCGGTCCATCCTTTCCGCTTTTTACCCTTTGGCAGCCTGCCTTCTTTCACAAGCCGGTCAAAGGTAGCCCTAGAAACATGAACATGTCCGCATGCCTCAGCCTTGCTGATAGGCTCGTCTTTGTTGGCAATGCGGTGCAGAAAATCTAACATGAAAGCATTTTGCTGTTTGTTAGTTAAGCATCTTCCGCTCTGAATCCGCTCATGAAATTCCATCAGGAGCGAATCAATCATCTGCAGTTCTTCGCTAATCTTCGCCATAAGCTAGCACTTTTTGTTTCTGTACCAGAGAGTGAACCCAATCGCGCAAGCCGCCAGTATGAACAGAAAGGCGATATAGCATCTGCCTAGCGACATCAGCCTTTGCTCGTTCTTCGTCAGTTGTCGCTCTATAGGATAAGGCACGGCGACAGAATCCGTCTTGATGATCGTGTCAGTCTTCACCTTATATATATTATGATACCGGTCCTGATAAACCACTTTATTATGGAAAACCGTATCACCTTTCTGAAAAACATACACCGAATCCTTCATGTAGATACTATCCAACTTAGCAAAAGTATCTGTTCTGCATACGTATTCAGTTCTAACAGAAGGAACCTTGATATACTCCTTCGTCTTGCATCCTGTAAATGCCAATAGGATAACCCCAATCACCAAGCCGATGCAAGCCCATTTCCAAAACCTTATGTCATACCATTTCATAAGCTATATATCTTTGTATTCAACTTTAGCGTCAAAGCAAGGGCACTCCTTGATTCTCTCCCAAGGATCCACTACACCGTTACGGTTCCTGTCGGGCGAAATATCCCTGTGCCCCAAGATTTCAGCATTCGGATATTTCTTCTTCAACTGAGTGAGCAGAGTGATAAGCGATTTCTTTTGCTCCTCAGTTCTGTTGTCTACCGCTTTTCCCTTCTTGTTGATGCCGCCAACATAAGCCACATTGATAGCCGTAGCATTATATCCCTTCACGCCGTTGCTAACCATTTCTACCGGCAGCATCTGGTGAATCCCACCATCAGCAGTAATCACGTAATGATACCCTGGGTTATTCCAGCCTTTGCGCTTAAACTCATCCCAAAGTTCCTTCACGCCCCATTTCTGAGAAGATGCAGTACAATGAACAAAAATTCTCTTGATCAGTCTCATTTCTTCTCCTCATTTCCCTGTTCCTTCATAATCTCAGCAAAAGCCCTTGCCAAGTCTTCTTTGTTCTCAAGAAGAATACTTACCGTCTTCTCCTGCTTCCGTATCTCAGCCTTCTGCCAGCTTTTCTCTCTTACGCTTACAAATTCACAGAACACGCAATATCCTGCCCAAATCATAGAGAAGACAGGGAAGGGGAGAACCGTGCAGGCTATCAGGTCTATGCAGACCGTCACCATGAAGGGAGAGAAGTATTTCCTCGCCTTGTCGCAAGTCTTCTTGAATCCTGTACTTGTCGTAGCCAGTCCGTTCTCCTTCGCTTTCTTGATGCCGAAGAACAGGTCCACGCCCATAGAAATGATAAGAGCACCCATGCAGATGGCAATAACCAATGCCGATCTGTATAGGTGCTCTTGTAAAAATGTATGTACTATCTCTGCCATATATCATTATTTATGATTAATGGCTACAAAGATAAAAGGCTTTTCAATAGCTTTTGCCGTGTTCCAACTTAGCTGTTCATGTACCACCAGATTTTATCTGTAGGGTGGTTTGTCGATTCGTCACAGAGGAAACTGATAGCCAGTTCCGAAATCCTTTTCCTGGTGGTGTCTTTGCTCTTCGACCATTTGCCCACCACGTCTATATGGTCAGCATACATCTTATTCATCGTTACCGCAAAATCCCAGAAGTTGTAGTCCGGTATGTTCCACGATAACCTTTCATAGTCCTCCTTCAACTCATCAAACCCGAAGTAAGGCGCATACTTTTTGTGAACATCATCATCAAAATAATAGATGTTGGCGATGCAGGCTCTGCCCAGTTGCTCGTCAAAGTGATGCTTTCTTTCCATCCAGTAAAGAAGATTCCTCTGCACAATCCTCTCTTCTTCCTCTGTAAACCCACACTCATCGTTTCTTAGCATCCCAAAGGCAGATTCTGCTATTCGATAGAGCGATTTTGATAAATCCATAAGCGTAAAGCATTAAAGTGAATATGATAAACACATGGTGCATCTCCAACTGCTCGGGAGTGATGAGCCAGTGCCGATAGTATAGTCTGATAGCGTTGATACCGAAAAAATAGAAGAACGGAATGCGGAATATCCAGCAGTATCTGAAGAAGAAACTTACCGGTATCATGGTCAGTGGCATATAAATGTATGCCAGTACATAAATCCAGATGATGCAGTTTCCGTTGAGATTGGTATCTACAACTGTTGGTCTAGGGATAGTGCCCATAGTCCCATACGCCGTACCAGTGACCTAACATCAATGGTATGGGTGCCCACTTTGCTAGAAGTTCATAGAACCTCCAAATCTTCCTACTCAATAAGCCTTCCATTACTAAGGCTTCCTCCTCTTTCGAGAGAGGTGATTCCTGTTTTGTTCTCATTTTGTTACGATTTTATGGTTTAGTTTTACTTTTTGCTAACTTTTTCTGAGATTTGCATCTCATTTTGTTGCAAAATTAAGCTTTTTCTTTCGTAACGCCATGAAAACCAGTCTAATATTAAACTTATTTAAATCTTTATGTACTTATTTGGTCATATTCTAAATAATATGTATATTTGCAACATCTTAATGCAGCATTTATATGGCAAGAGCAAATTACGAATTGATTGACAGACAGAGGGATGATCTGATGAAGGCGTATCGGGAGATAGCTCCTAATTGCCATTCCCAACAGGAGGCTTGGGAAAAGGTGGTCCATTCTCCTGCTCCGAGATACTATGTTTCTCCCAAAAGAGCTTGGGATATACTCCGCAGAATGGCAGTCGGCGATTTCTCAAAGGTGGATAGCATGAAGCCGATTCGGCAGAAGTTATACTATACGCTGTTCAATAGGATGAAAGAAATGACGCAGCGAAAGGAGTTTGTGGGCAAATCTTTATGGTTTATCTGCCAGTTCCTTGTTTCTGAGCCTGCCCCCGAGTTCTTTATCCAGCCAAGTAATCTCAAGTTTATTTTCGCTTACTATAAGAAGTATGGAAAAAATTACAGAGAAATGGACCTTCGTAAGAAGAAACTTTCGGACAAAGCTGGTGCTTAGCATCATCTGCCTCGTTCTGTGTACTTGGCACGTCGGGTTCTATCCCGGTTGCCCTTGGCAGAATCATATCCTTTATAGCTTCTTCCATGTCAACGGCTTTCATCTTGCCGTAAACCTTCTGGTGCTTTGGCAGATTAAGAACGATATGAAACCAGTCACTTCTCTGGCTGTTGCCTCTGCCGCTAGTCTGCTGCCTATGTATGTTAGTCAGCCTACAATGGGGCTTTCCGGTTTCCTATTCGCTTCCTTTGGTTCAATGTGGGGTAGGATAGGGCGATGGAAAGAGGCATTAAAGAAAGCAATGCCGTTCATTATTTGCACCATGGCCGTGCCGAATGTCAACGGACTTCTCCATCTTTACTGCTTCGTATTAGGCTACATCGTAGCATATTGCGTAAATAATATCAAAAACAGATAACACACATATAAGAAGAATCATGTTTTTAAAAATGTATTTCATAACTCATTTTAAAGGCGACCACTCGTGATGAGCAGCCGCCTTTTTCATGTTATCATAAATTAGCGCGTATGAAAGAATTATCTCATTTTGTCTTCTCGCCTGCTTTGTACCTCTACTATACTGCCAGCAAAGGCATCAGCAGCCTTGAAGTTCTGCAGCGTATACTTGAAAGTAAAGTACTTCCAAGGTTTGCCGCCGACGCTTGGCAGCTTGCACCAGTGCTTGCAGTCGTTGCTTCCGTATATCTCCAGTCCAATCGTACCTTCGTTCGAATCAAACAGATGCTTCACCGCTCTCAGTGATTTCAACGTCATGCTGCCGCCCAGCTTCAAAGGTCTGGTAGTAAATGATCCGCTATAGCTTTCCGTATCTTCATTGATGTCCGGCTTTGCCGTGAGTGAATAAACATTTCCGTTAGTATCTTGTATCAGATTATCCGGATAATCATTCACTACCGCCTGTGCCTCTATTCTGCTATTCACCATTGAGAAGGTCTTATCCACCATATTATATATGTATTGGTATGATTTCCCTTTGCTGAATATTCTCAATATGGAGTCTCTGTAATCGTAGGCGATAAAGCAGTCTTTCAGAAAATCCAGAAACTTGCCTTCCCCGAAGGTTGCAAAGTTTCTTGGTACCCTTCCCCTCATCTGTTCGCTCATGCAGGCTACGCTTCCACCGCTTGCCGCCATCAGTCCTTTCTTTGAAGCAAAGAATACAAGCCTGTCCGTCGGCACCAGTGGTGAATTCTCATTACATACCTCTCTTGATATTGGATAGGACCTACTATAGAGACCTTCTGAGTTAACCGACAAGCCGTAGATACCTTCGTCCGTAAATACCATCAATGGATATTGACCGAACTGGCCTTGGCTTACAGCCTCCGTGTTGGCAATAATTCCGAGTATCTTTCCTGTTCCTACCGTATTATCTCCCGATGCCTCAAATACAAATGGGTTGTTGACTACAGAAGTGAAAATCTGAGAGTTCAAATCTTCTATTTCATTTTCTATACTAGGTAAGGAAATATTATCCTCCCACTCAATAGTATTATCTGGTAGAGCCATTTTATAAGAACCATTTAATAAAGGGTGAGGCTGCAACTTACTCTTAATTCCTCTATTATTCTTAACATCATATACAATAACTTCTGTAGCATTTGGGTCAGGGTAGGAAAACCATCCGTTTAGCGTACACTTTGGAGCCTTACCTTCTTTAGATTCCACCCAACGTGACATAGAGCCAGATTCGATATGCACATAATATTTATAAGAATCAACATCTTTACCTTTTAATGCGCAAAAAGAACTAAACCCTTCAAACGGACTTCTGTATACTCCGATAGCGTTTAATCTTCCATTGTATGGATACATTTTTTTAAAAACATAATGTGCCCATCCGTAATAATCATCCTTTTTTAGCTGCTCCTGCGTTTCTAATGTTGATAGAACGCCATCATCTATTTTGAGAGCCGAGCTTATCCCATCTACATCTTCCGACATCACGTTAAGTTGCGATATTTTATAGAACACAGTATCTTTCTTTAATTCTTCTGCTATTTTATCCTTCGTTTTTAAACTAGGTATGATTCGCATACTTGGCTCATCCGTATGACCATATCTGCTATATTTATGTTCAGTATAATTGTCAGGTCCAACATCATCATTCCACGTCATTCCATAAACCTCATCAAGGTATCCGAATTTCCAACCTTTTTCTAATTTATAAGGCATTACACCCTTTGTGGCAAAAAAAACGATTTCTTTTACAATATCAACCCAGTCTTCTTTTTGGGGTATTGATACAGCCGCTGTTAGACTTACTCCATACAAGGTAAAGTAGGCTGTTGTGTTTCCAATATGCGAATGATGGTTTCCTGTAACACATGGGTAACAAATCACCGGATTTGAAATCCTGGCATAAGTCCCATCAAAGAGACGTAAGGCATACCTTGCATAAAAAGGAAAGCAGAAAAGATTTTTTTCTTTTGCTTTATTTATAATAGATGATACATGACCGACAACAGCATCTTGAAATAAGTTTTCGTTGTTGTCATTATCGTTTGTTATAGCATAAGCTTCGTAGTCTTCTTCTTTGACGGGAGTATTGTCATTTATCGTAACCGTTTGCTCTCCGAAATCACCACTATTCTTTATATATATCAACTTATGTATTCTACATACATTTCCAGAGTCATCATAGCTTACTTTAAGTGTTTTGTGATTAACAAAGCCTTCGTATCTGATAGGTGTATCTGCTTCTATGGGCGTACTTGGTGATATAGAAAACACCACATTAGGTGTAGGAATCTCTGTACCTAAATCTTTATATTTTCCACCTTTAAATAGCAGATAATGCAAGCCTTCATTTGTCGCAACCGCAAGTGTATTACCTATACTTTTTACGTCGTAAACGGTTCCTACATTGAAACTTTTCGTTACTCCATCGGGTGGACTTACGATATTTCCACTATCATCTTTGGTATACCAGTATATATTCGTCGTACCATCATAGGCAATGATATTCTCATAGTCTGCCATCTTGTGAACGTACATTATCTTATAAGGAACGTTGCCAATACTCACCCCCTTCTGTACCGCCTTCATTTCCCCATCCTTAAAGATAAATCCGTCACTCTCCAGCAGTTCATAATCATCTGAAAGCAAGTCGCTAGGCACATTCGTCATTCCCTTGCTAAAGCTCAAAGTTTGTCTTTCTAAGTTTCTTTCCATAATAATTCAACATTTAACATTCAACATTTAACATTCAACATTCAACACTCAACACTCAACATTCAACACTCAACATTCAACACTCAACATTCAACACTCCCCCTAGATTTTCGCCGCCGTATGAACACCATCACCACCGCGGCTTCTTCTTTCCGCTTTCTTCCAGCTAGGCTTCTCCATGTCCGTAAGACTCACAAAGAGACCGATGCCGGTACTCATTACCACATCATCATGGTTTCCGTTACCCACGATGTTACCCAAACTGCCATCATCATGTCGCTCATAGATGCGCAACTCATGATACATTTCCTTGTCTGGCTCCTCATACAGATTATCATCAATAAACTCTTCCAAGTTATCAATCACCTGTTGCTTCGTCAGCTTGTTGGTTTGGAAACCATATTTCGCCAGCACGTTATCTTCCACATTCTCCGAACTGCTCGTTCTCTGATACAGATTATCGTAGTAGTCGGCAATCTCCTGCAGAATAGTCAGGAAGTGATCACCCTCCGTGTTATTATTCTTCTCTCGGTCGGCAGTATTACTCTCTATTACCAGCAGCGCATCATCATAATAGTGGGCTAGGGCAGCAGCCATCCATGCCAGCTTATCATGCCTGACATGTCCTCTGTATCTCGCTACCACCTTAGGCTTGCCCTTCACGGTAGGAATCATACCGAATCGGTCTATCACGGTCATAACGGTATAGTCCGATGTCGTACTCTTACCGCCAATATCCACGCTCACCAAGTATCTGTTCTCCACTTGCAGACAGTTTGGCACAGCCCAAATCTTCAAGTCTCCCTCGCCATCGTCTCTCAGCTTCACCTTCGAGTTCGGAATGGTGTTATCATCCTTCACGCTGATGTTCACTACGATGTCGGCAGTAAACTTAGGATCTTGCTTATACAAAGCCTGCATGTCATCTATAGAATAAGGATTGAATACCAGCCTGCCAGAGTTTCTGAACGCATCTTCCTCATCAATAGGAGCCTCGGTAGCACATGCCGCGTGGGTGGTAAACTTGTTTCTGTAGTTTCTGTACCATTCTATCGCCTCAAAGCAAGCACCCTTCTGCCACATTCGCCAGAAGAACTTTCCTGTCTCACGATAGCCCTTCGGACAGGTGCTTCGGTCTCTGTTCTGCAAAAGCCACTTGGCAAATGCTCTTCTGTTCTCTACAGGTGTCATATCCTTTTCGATGAAGAAACAAGGAATAAAGAGGAACGAATAAGCATCATTATTCTTTGGATCCATGGCCAACTGGCACTTGTCGTAGAAGAAACCAGAATTACCTCTACCGGTACTCTCGAATATCTCCACGTTGTCTTCCAATGGGTCGATACCACCGGATATAGAAGAAATCACACCCTCAGGATCATGCTCTGGTGTCTTCTTCCAATAGGCTACCTCCGAATAGTGTGCGCAGTGGAAGTTACTACCACGTACCGAATCGAAGTTCTCGAAGGATGCTACCGTCAGCGTGCTTCGTCTGATAGCCTTCACACCATCCGTTACCTGAAAATCGTCAGGAGAATTTTCGTATGGCGAGAACTGAAGTTTTGCGCCCTGATGCCCCACGGTCCACCCCGGCTGCCGCTCCAAAGCCTTTCGGTACATCGCCTTAATCTTCTTGGCGGTGTTCTTCTGTTGGGCAAGCACAATAGCATTCCAACCATCGCGCCTATAGTCCTGAATCCATTTAATGTAAAGCTGTGATAGGGTAGAGCCGCCCCACTGACGTGCTTTCAGAATAACCACGAACACCGGTTTGTGGGCATTCCGCAGGTCTTCCATAATCTTCAGTAGCTTTCTCTGAGGATAGTTCAGCTTGAAAGGAATCATCTTACCGGTCTTCTTATCCTCAATCTTATCGGTCACGTATAGGGCAAACTCGGGGTCTTCCATGAATCTCACCCTACAGATGGCAAAGGTAAGCATTTGGAAATGCTGGGCATCATCCTTCTGGTGCAACACATAGTTGATGTAGTCTTTCAGACTGCCCATCTTTCTCAGACCTCTGAACAGAACAGATTTGGCAGTCTTCTTCGGAACCCACATCTTAGGAATGAAGAAATCGGATAGTTCTATCTGCACACGATGCTCGAAGTTATAGCAACCTTCGCCCGTCATAGGGTCGTAGGTTCCATAAATCTCATCGTACCGCTTCTGATTTTCCGCTACGAGATTATCTATTTCCTGTTCAGTTACTAGAGCCATCCGTTAAGTCGTTTAGTTCTTCAAAATCAGCATCCTGTATCTCGGGTGCTTTGCTTATATCCAGCACGTCTGCCTCGTCTTCGTCCTCTACGGTTGTCATACCGAGTGCCATGAGCTGCTTGAAGTCTGCATCTATTCCGTGGGTAACGCTTACTTCTGTCTGCTTTGGTATCATGTGCTTGGTAAGGTCTTTGTAGATGGTGACGTATGTCTTAGGATCATACTCTGCCAGTTGGTTCATACAATCCTCAAACTGCTCTTGGCTTCTTGCCAGCCAGTCACGTATATATTCCTTTTGGGCACTCTTTCTTGCAGGGAGAAGTTTCTTTATCTTCTCCTTCTTCTCTTTCTGTATCTCCCTTACAGACTTAAATCCATCCATTTCAAAATCTTCCATACGCTCGCTTTTTTATTATCCGAAGGGTTTCAGAGTATGAATCATGCTGCCCGGCTTGGTAGAGTTGGCGCAGTCTATGATGTCTATCTCCAGTTCGTCCAGTTGGTTCATCTGGTCTATCGTCAGAGGGTCCTTGCTCGTCAATGTGCGCATAAAGTATTCGTATAGCGCACCTGTCACGATATAGTCGTGTATCAGCTTGACGAGTGCATCATATTTGGTATCATCCCAGTAGTCGGGAAATTTCAGCCATATCTCCTTCTCATCCCATTCTCTCAGGGCATTATCTCTAACCCTTCCTTCTGGTTTCATTACATAGGCAGACAGATTCGCTTCCACCTTATTAATATACTTGTCAAACCATCGGTAGAAGAGTGGACGTTCCTGATCGTTCTCGCTTGTCGGAATGTCTTCGCCTTGCGCATCCTTCATGTTCCGTCTTGCTCGTCCTACCATATTGGTGTTTGAATCTATGTCATACCAGAGTTGGGTGGCATAGATAAAGATGTGTTTATCCCAATAGCCGTGCCCTGCTCTTCGTGGCTTCGGCAAGAAAGGATTTGGCTCGGGCTTCCATCCTCTCTCTCGGATAAAATGTGTCGGGTGTAATTTATTAAACTCTGGGTAGCTCATATCTTATTATTTAATATTACAAAACTCCTTCCTCCTCAGTTACGATGGCATCGCAAGTAAACTCCAGTTTGTCGCTATGTCTTGACCATAGCTTTACCTTGCAGAAACCGGTATTTACCGGAACTAGAGTAAAGGCTCGCCTATCCCTGCATCGGTGTATCTCTATGATACTTGGGTCTTCGCTTCTTGCCTCAATATCATCAATCGCTCCATCATTGAGCGAGTAGGATAGGGTAGCTTCCTCTCCCTTCTCTAGAGTTATCTCACCTTCCACGCCCTCACCATTCACCTTTGCGGTCAGCTCGGTTGGATAAGGAACGGTAGGGACCATCGGACCACTCATCACGAAGCACTTTCTGATGGCTATCTCATCTGATACAAGTGTAGCTTGGTATGGCTCTGCTTGTTTCAGATTTGTTGTTTTCAGCCACCACTGGTATATCATGTAGTCCTCCACGTATCTTGCTGACAACCTAGCCAGTGCGTCGGTCAGTGTTCCGTTATAACGTCTTGATACTGATAAGGTGAACTCCACTATATCATCCGTTCCGCTTCCATAGTAGATGGCGTTGTCGCCAATAGTCTGAGGCGTTGGCACAAGATAGTCTACGAAGATGGTCTTCAATACTTCCAGGGCTGTATCGAAGTCGTGGGTCAGCGTTCTTTCGTGAACCTCATCGTCGCCGGCAGTCTCATTAAAGCTTACTTTCGCTGCTTTTTCGTCTGCCGCAGTATCTATCTTTGCTTTCAAGTAGGTTGTCGACTTTACTGCCTCCATCACTACCGATTTGATAATTTGAAATTTTATGATCATAGCTTATCCTTTTTAGTCAATGATTATTTCGCCTGTCATGTCTGCCAGACTCTTGTTGCTGCTTGCCGGTGGAGTCTTGTGATAAATCAGCTTGATGGCTGCTGCTATATGGTTCGCCATGTCCGCAGCATACTTCTGTGCCAGTTCTGCCTCAGTCATTCCCAATACCGCATTCGATACATAGGCTATCACATATCCCATGAAGTTGCCTTCAAATGGCACGGTAATACCGTCTTCTCCGTCTGCCCATCTGCTGTTTTTGAACTTAATCACCATCGCGTCTCCGTTCTTGTAATAGGTTACTTGTGGTGCCAGCTCTGCTACAAATGTTTCTGCCGCAGCGTTGATATACTGCTTCATGATACCTTTCTCTTCCGAAGATAGGGTGGTCTTGGCAAACATCGTATCGCCGTTCTTATCTTTCAGGCGTTTTCCGATGAGAGCGAAGTGTTTGCTCACCTCACTCATCACCTTCTCTATTTCTATTGTTATCTGTACTTCCATACCTTATGCTGCTCTGTTATATCCTAATGCACTCTGTGCCTGTGCTACCGCATTCTGGTCTGCACCCTGCACAATTCCGTTTTCTACCTGACCGCCACCTTGCTGTTGAGCCATTGCCTGTTGCTGCTGATACATCTGTTCGAGTTGAGCCTGCTGCTCCTGTACGTTGGCAAGTAACTTGTCTGCAAATGGTGCGTTGAGGTTCTGCAGATATTGGATTATGTTGATGCCGCCAATTTCAAGAAGCTTGTCAAGCGTATCGTTCTGCATCGTATTGAAGGCTGCTGTAGCTGCTGCATTCTTGATGCTGATCTTGAAGTGAATATCTCTTGCCGAAAGGCGGTCGTACTTGTAAACCGTATTGAAATTCCGGTCGTAAACCCTTCTTCCGTCTTCGTAGTACTGTTGGATAGTCATGCACTTCTTGGTTGCCAGCTTCTCTGTAAACACGTCCATGTCGGCAAGGATGGTATACAGAGACGTGGTTGCATTCTGACTTTCCTGTGCGTATCTGGCTGCCGATGTTCCTGCCGATGGAGTCTTACCCTGCAAAGCTCCGCTCACGTTGGTAACCTCTCGAATCAGGTTCAGCTCTATCTGCAAGAGTTCATTCGTACCGATGTTCACGGCATTCGATGTAATAATCTCCGGTTTCACATTCGGTGTCTTTACCGATGGCTTGTAGAATATCCATCCGTCATACTCTACCGCCTCTTCCATAAACTGCTCTGGTGTTCTGCCGTTAAGTACATTTGTAGGAATCATCTTGAATCCCTTGAAACTGCTTCTGATAGCCATGTCGTTCATAACAATCAGTCGGTTGATGTATCGCTGCTGGTCTATGATGCTGGCAAGGAATGGATGAATCTCTCCGTTGATATACGGATAGAGTTTCATTGTGAAAGGATGGCTTTTGTAGTCGTATGGTGTTTCGCCCTGACAGAGGATAGTTCCGTCTGGCGCCATATAGGTATAATACCAGTACTTATCTGCAATCTCTTCGCTGGTGATATACGCCCTGTCTTCTTCCGCTATACCCATTTCGTCATACTGCTGCTTGCGCTTCATATTGTCGTTACGCAGCTTCTGTATCATCGCAGTATCATCCAAATCTATGCGGAAGTAAGCACCGGTTCCTGTGGTCGCAATCGGGTCAAAGCATTGCAGTCTTGGCTTGGTTTCCGTGGTCCACACTTCAATCACTCTAGAGTAATGTCTTCCCTTGTTGCTATGGTCAAAACTGAGATTCTCCAACGCCTTTTCTTCGTTAAACTCATAGCCGTAGCTGTTATCGTCCGAAGGATAAATATCAAAGATGGCGTTCAGATCTTCTTCTGTAAGCCCATATTCCTGTTTGGCAAACTTCTGATACAAGTCTTCTCGGCTCACGTCATGCAGCACACCGATAAGGCTCACGTCGTTGTGTCGTGGGTCGCTGCCGCATTCAAAAAACATGTGGTCGGGTTCCATCGCGTCTGTCCATGAGTCTGGCATTTCAAGTTCCTTTGCCTCCCAACTCTCCCTGACGAACATCTGACCACCCATCAGGTAGTCTTTTATGGCGTGGTTCAGCACATCTTGCATGTACGTTGTCTGCCAGTTGCATTGCATCGTGGCACTCATCATGTCGCTCAGTTGTCGGGAGTCGCTATCTCTTGCAAAGCAGACCGGTTCTGTACCCTGCTTGGCATAAAGACCGGCAATAGATTCCAGAATGCTCACCATGATGTTGTTGCTCATAGGTGTCTGGTTGCGCTTCTCCATATAGGTGCGCTCCGTCATTTCCTCCCAGTAGCCATGATGGTATACTCTGATGGTGTCGCTCCATTGGTCGCCCATGCAGTAGCGCATCGTTCTCGCCCTCGTTTCTCGCACACCGCTCAGGTTATTCCAAGCATTTCTGCATCGGCTGAGTAACTCCTCGTCCTTGCCGTGTTCTTGTCTTCGCTTGCGAGCCTTAACCGAGTCATACTTGTTATGTTGAGGCATCACTTTGCTAAGTGTCAGTATTCTTGCCTTTACCATTTTCTTATACATTATTAATTATAGGCGCAAAAATAGGCAAAAACATGGCTTTCTTTGCCGTGTTCCAACCAACTACCAAGCGCAAGGTTGGAGCACGGCAAAACTTCTTCAAATTATTTGCATTTTTGCCGAAAAGTTTCAAACAGTATAGAGATATGACAAAAGAAGAATTAGCACAGATGAATGAGGAAGGTGGCGCACAACAGGCTCCACCTGCTGAGGCTGCTACAGATGAAACGTCTGTAGATGAGCGCCCTAATCGTACAGCTTTCTCCAAGCGCTTCTCTAATCGCCATTCTGACATCGACTTCGAAGACAAGGAAGCTCGTTATGCAGCAATGAATGATGATGCTGATCTGCTCGGACAGTACGAACAGAGCGGTAAGGCATTATCTAAAGTATTCGATAAGCACAAGTGGCTCGCTGCTCTGGCGATGGACATGGAAAAGAATCCGGATGATAATCCGTTTGATGCGATGGCTCGCTTGGGTATTGACGTGAAGACCTTGTTTGATGATCCCGAAGGCGGCAAGAAACTCGCTGAGATTCTCGCCAAGCACAACGAGGACGTGGCTGAACAGAACGAGGCTACCGAGAAGGTTACTACCAACATGCGCAAGTCGCTTGAACGCCTGATGAAGCTCTATCCCGATGATGCACAGGATATGTGGTCCCAGATTTACGAGATTCACGACAAGGTAGAGAGTGGCGATATTTCAGATGATATTTGGAAGATGCTCCACAATGCCAACAACTATGATTCCGACATCAGTTCGGCGCGCGATGAGGCGGCTATGCAAGCCCGAAACGAAAAGATTCAGAATAAGGTTCGCTCTTCTAGCACAGAAGGCATTCCTCCTTCTCTTTCTAGTTCAGGTGCAGGAAATAAACCGGCAAAGAAACAGAAACGTGAAAGTTTCTTTGATGATATTAGAAGTAATTAATCCATTAATATATGTATAAAATGAAGAAAAATTGTTTTAAGAATTTTATGAGCGGTCAGTTCATCATGAAGATGATTCTGATGCTTGTTGCCGTAGTTACAGGTGGTGGTATGATGGCTGTAGCAGACCTTGTGGAGCCACAAATTGGTGACGAGGGTGTAAATCCTGCAAGTAAAGAGACTGTTGCCTCAAAAGAGCCAGTAGATCCTAAAGCTAACGACAGACTTAGCCCTGGTGGAAATAAAGATGGTCAAGACCTTACAGGCTCTCAGGCTTCTAGTACACAGCTTCGTGAGGGTGGTCTGCTTGATAAGGAGTGGGATAGTGAGATTGTTAAGTTCTATCCTTTCAAGACACCGCTTCTTTCCATTGTTCGCCGTATGGCAAAAACTGTAAATATCAAGAACTGGTCAATCTCACATCAGCGTGTCGGTGGCGAAACTCTTGATGGGCAGATTATTCAGAAGATTGAAACTGCTGACACCATCGAGATTAATTCAACGAACTTCTCTGGTTCTATTCGCCCATTCTATAAAGGCACTACTGTCTTTGCTTCTGGCGTTTCAGGTTATGCACCCGGCTCACAGACCAAAACAGAGGGCACGCTGATGCTTTATGTGATTGAGGCTAATGGTAAAAAAGCGGTCATGCAGGCAGTCAACGGAAAGCCGAAGGTTAGTGGAGACACAAGAGACAATCTTGACAACATGACTTGTCCAGAGATTCCTGTAGGAACAACATTCCTTGCTGGTGCATCTGCTGCTTCTGAGTCTCAGCTCACCATTACGCCAGAGAACTTCCAACCACGCGAGAAAGAAGTGTATGTTCAGAAGAAACTCTTGAACATCGTTTTTACAGATGACTACGAGAAGGTAAAGAAGGAACAGCCTATTACCGTTGCCGACTTGAAGACCGATGCTATCATTAAATATAACCTCCGTGCTGAGCGTACTTATTTGCTTGGATGCAAGTCTCGTTTCAAGGCTGAAACCGGCGACGGACAGATTGAGGACGTTTATACCTCTGAGGGTATCATTAATCAGCTCACCAACACGTACTCCATCGGTGATACTTACACGCTTGGCGATATGATTGCTATTTCCAAACTCCAGTTTACAGAATTCTCTGAGAATGATCGTTGTTTCGCCTTCTGTGGTAAGAACGCCATAGAACGTTTGGAGAATATTAAGTTGGAGGGTAGCCATCAGAACGACTTCATTAATCACAACGAGTTCGACCTTACCTTCAAGCGATTCAAGGACACTTTCGGTTCTATTGATTTCGTTTGGACTCAGACTCTCGACCTCTTGGGTATGTCAGACTTCATGGTTATCTTTGACCCTAAGGCTTCTCGCCGATACGTCAAGATTGGCAAGAAGGAGCAGACCAATGATATGTCTAAGGGAGGTGGTGAGGTCCGTGACGCTAAGCGATGGATTCATCAGGAGGCAGATAGTGTTGCACTTCGTGGTTACAACTCAATCTTGGTTGGTCCTGCTGATAAGATTGCTAAGATTGCCACAGAGTCACTTAATGCCATCATTTCTGCTAAGGAACTTCCTAAGACTCCATCAAAAGGTATGAAGGTTGCGCTCACGCAAGACTACACCCTAAAGGGTACTAATTCACCTGATGATGATGTCAAGTATGAGGCAGGTACAGTTTTGTACTATACTGGTACCGCTTGGACTCTCTACGCGGGTCAAGATACAGCGCAGTAAATTATCACTATAAACCATCGGTGGGCAGGTGCATCTTGCTCTGCCCACCATTTATAAAGAATAAATATGATTAAGACATATAAAGCACGAGTAAATCAAAATAGCATTAGCTATCTGCTTTCAGGTAAGCAGGGCAATCAGGTTCGCTATCCTTTCGCAAATGGTAATGTTATTATTAATAAATATCCTTCACTTACGTTGCGAAACCGATACTGTCAGGAACTTCTAGAGTCTAGCTTGCTTTTTGCCAACAATACTATTATTCTCGACCATGAGGAAGAAGAGTACCCTGGCGAAAAGGCTAAACTTGAAGAGGAAAAGAATGCCGCATTAAAGTCAACCGTAGACGAGTCGGATAAGAAGACTACAAAAGAGCCACAGAAAGAGGAGGTAGCAGGCATCCGTACAGCGGAAGAAGTTATTAATTACATAAACACCCGTTTTGACAAGGATTGCAGAACCCTTGAAACTGCTATGAAACATGCAGGCAAGGCTGGTCTTGTTTTCCCAGATTACGGCAAGAAGCCATAATATATAATAAGGTGTAAATGAGTATAGAGGAAATCATAAAGGCAGTACGTTGGTGCATAGACGAGGAATCCAATAACACATCGGAAATTGCCGATGAGAAGGATGATTTGTATATGGACAACATCATCAAGTCGAAGATAAACGATGCGCTGCATTGGATAGCTATTACTGCTGCATCTTCGCCTGCTCTGTCCGATTCCAAGAGCATAGGCTCGACTTCCGACACAATTCAGGTGTCCGATTTTGATTCTAATCACAACATCGGTGTTATCACCATGCCTTCCAATATGGAGATTATTACCATCAACCGCATTCGTGGCGCTTCTTGGTATAAGGCAGTCACCCCAGTAGAGGACACTGATGATGAAGCTCTTATGATGTACGACGACACCGCCAAAGGTACCATTGATCGCCCACAGGCTGCCATCATGCGAGAGAATCCAATCAAGATCCTCATGCAGCCCAAGACTTCAACGGCGGTCATTACCTATGTGGGCGTACCTAAGTCTGTGAGCACAGACGCTTCCACAACAGATGTTTCCATTCCGGACAAACTAAAGAATGCCTTCATCTATTATATCGCCTTTCTGCTCCTCTCTGCCTACGATGATACCAAGGCTAGCCAGATGTACACCATCGCCCTGCAACAGCTAGGCGTAAATCAAACCTCAAAATAAAGACGATATGGAGAATGTAACAGCCACATACGATGCCAATGAACTTGCGTGGGTAACACCAATCCTTACTCTTCGCCGTGATATTTTCCTAAAAATCACGCTAAGGGAAAAAGGGAAGGTGGTTATCCGTCAGTCAGATGATAAGGGAAATTTTCCTCGCGTCCCAATACGTCGCCACAAGGACACCCGGTCCTTCGAGTTCCGTATCTCGATCATTCCCGATACCGTCCAAATTCAAATATTCACTTCTACAGAACCAAAAGAAATAAAATATGCCTACATTTAGACAAGATGAAAAGCTTGGAACGAAGGTGCCGCTGATTAAGACAGCTGACTTCAACGACAAGTCTGTCACAACAGAAAAACTTGCCGAGGGTTCTGTTACTAATTCAAAGTTAGCACCAGAATCCGTTACACAGGATAAGTTCGACAAGGAACTGCTTCAAATCTTCAAGGCGGCAGCAGGTCTTCCTGAAAATCTCATAGAGACGATACAGAATGTAGATAGCACGCTTGTAGATCATCAGCGGCAAATCTCTTCTAACGATGATGATATTTCCGACCTGCAAACCAAGACCAAGCAAATCAAGGACACCGTAGATGGTATAGCTATCAGTGGAGGTGCGTCTGTAGGTTCGGCAGTAACCTACGACAATACACAGAGCGGTCTTGATGCTCAAAACATTCAAAATGCCATTGATGAACTTGTTAATAATCTCGGTCACTACGAAACCAATGAGGAGTGGTTGCGTGCCTACACAGATGCTGAAAACAAGTTCCTTTGGGGCATCCGTATAGATGGCAGCATCGACTGGGCAGTCGGCATCCCTAAACCTATTCAGAAGGCTCTCAATGAAATCATCGCCAACAACGAGAGCTTCCAGCAAACCCTTACCGAAGCAATGGAAGCATACAAGGCAACCATTGACGAGAAGGTTGCAGTCATTGACGAAAAGAAGGTAGACAAAGAGGAAGGCAAATCCCTCATTGAGGATGCAGTAAAAGAGTGCTTTAGAGTAATCGAGAATGAGGAGTTTATCAAAGCTATAGTAGATGCTGAGGATAGAGTTTTATTTGGTATCTATAGAGATACTGGTAAGCCTTATTATCCTCAGAATGAAATGTACCACATTTCTCAAAGCGAAGACTTCCTTTGGGTTATTCTTGATGCTGCTAATCATCCTCTTCTTGGTATTCAGCAAGATGGTACTTGTTGGGCAGCCAAGGCTCAGTGGCTTGATGATATTAAGGCTATCAAGGAAGCTCTTAAAACTTTTCAGCCAAAGGAAGATGGTAAGGGATTGATAAACCTTGATGTTGCTGACAGCTTCTTCTATATTTCTAATGATGAATATATCATTGCAGTAGTAGATGCTGAAAACAGAATCCTTGCAGGAATCAAATATGACGGAGAGCCATACTTCCCTAACCATGAAATGTACTCTGTAATAACCAATGAGGAATGGCTTTATGCTATCATTGATGCAGAGAACAAGGTTCTTGGTGGTTTCCGTGCTGATGATGGTCACATGATTGTTGGTAGCATTGATATTAGTACTTTTATCTCCAATGCTATTATTGATATATCAGACATCAAAGAGCGTACATCTCATCTTTCTACAATAGAGAATGATGAATATCTTTCTGTTGAAACAGATGCCGAGGGTAAGGTAATTGGATATACTGCTCCTGATGGTAGCCATTATCTCTATAAGGTAAAGTCTGAGACTATTCCAACAGAGTTTGAGCATATTGAAGACCCCGAAGGGAGAACTGAAATTACAACTGATGCAGATGATAGGGTTCTTGCATATAGAGATTCTGAAGGTAAAAAGCATGAGCATAGTATGGAAACCAAGAACCTTGAAGTATCAAATCTCAATCTCCAAGGCAATAGTGTAAACAATATACAAGATGCCTTAAAAGCAAATGGTTTTGAAGTTAAGTCTCGAATAGATTGGAGTGAATATATTTCAAAAAATGGCGATTACCCTCTGAATCTTCCAACTCCTCGCTGCGCCAGATTAAATATAATTTCAAATAGTGATTTGACCCAATTATCAAAACTGGGTTTATCAGGTGCTATAGAAGGTAAGAATTATAACATTCCTGCTGTCATTGAATTTTGGGACATGCAAGGTAATTATTTTAAGAAGAATGCTTACTTATCAGGGCAAGGAAGTAGTTCTATGAAGTATATAAAGAAGAATATTGCTATTGATTTGTTCGATTCAGAGATTGGAGGTGAAAGTTTTTCTGTGAAGTTTGGAGAGTGGGTTCCTCAAGATTCATTCCATTTAAAAGCTTATTATACAGACCCATTTAGGGGAATAGGTGTAATTGGCTATTCTATATATAACGACATAGTAAAGACTAGAGGATTAGAAAAGGATTATGTTTGGAAAAGAGCCTTGCTTAATACAGATATAATAACACCTACTAATCCTAATGTGAATGGAAAGAAAGAAGTCCTATTATATACAGAAAGTGGTGCTCGTTGTTTCCCTGATGGTTTCCCTTGTATGGTTTTCCAAAATGGAGAATTTTGGGGGTTATATAGCTTTCAGTTAAAGAAGCATCGTAGTAATTATTGTCTAAATAAGAAAACGGCAGAACATATACATCTTGATGGAAATATTAGCGAAACATCATTATTCAATGCTAATGGTGATAGTTCTTTGATTCAATGGAAAAACATTAACAAGGTCGGTTTTGAAATTAGGAATCCTAAGCCGTTGTATCTTATGGATGGAAGCGTATATGATGCAGACATTAATTCAGGAGAACTTATAGACGAAACATCTGAGTTTTATGATGAGTCAAAGCATAAGACTTGTGCGAAGGTTAAGAAATACATAATAGATTTTTCAAAGACACTAGCAACAATTAAGGCAGCTGAAAATGTATATTTAGGCAATAAGACTGATGAAAATCTCAAAACTATAAAAGATACATTGGAGACTTATTTCGACAGTGAAAATCTTATTGATTATTTAATAACTTGCGATGTACTTAGAAATACTGATGGATTTGCTGATAACTGGCAATGGGTTACATATAATGGAGTAAAATGGTATGTATGTTTATATGACGTAGACAACATTTTAGGTAATCATTGGCAACCAGTTCAAACTATAAACCCTCCTTTGACTGGTAAGCATATTACTCAAATAATAACATATAGTTCTATGATGAAGTATATAACCACTTATTATACAAGTGAGTTAGAAGAAAGATATGCTTATTTGCGCAAAAATGGAATTATAGATGCAGAGCGAATAATAACAAAGATAAGAGATTGGATGTTACGTTTTGGCGGTCAATATGCTTATGAACTTGAAGCTAATAAGTGGACTGATTTCATTAAAAACGATAATATCTTTAGAGTTCATAAGTGGATAATTACCGAAATAAATAATTTGGATAAGATATACCACTACAATCCAGAAGTTTAATATTTAAATTTATTTTAATTATGGCAAATTGTTTAGTAACAAAATTAAAGGCATCTGTTAATAACCCTGACCTTCCGAAACTTGGCTACATCGTAGCCAAAATGAAGAACACTTCAGGAGATTAT